GGCCCAGCTTCTGGATCGTTAGGGTCGTAAGTAGTGACCTCAACTGTAGCCGCTAAAGGCTCAACGGCTGTCTGAGTGATAACGTCAGCCATCACATCTTCTACGTCGAAAGTTTCTTCGTTATAGACCTGCTCGCCTGTAGGCTGGCTTTCGACTACTCGGGAACGTCCCGCGGACAACAGGTACTGAGCCAAACGTGCCTTGGCAGTTGCGTATGCGGAGGTTTGCTGACTGAAGAGCTTAGCAGCGGCAGCGTCAAGTACATCCTGCGGAACATTACCAATAGTCGTTCCACCGGTAATAGTCTTAGGAAAGCGTGTTTTAACGTCCTCTACATGGGCTGCCTGTATTCCGTCAGCGATCATACCAAGCTGATCACCCGTGGAAGCGTAACCGTCTACCCCTGTGCGTAGAGCTACGTAGTCCGGCTCAACAACGTCCGGGCCTTCTGGTAGGTTGCCAGCGTTAATCCAGTCTAGGATTTCTTGGTAATGACGGTTAGCTGGGTCGTTGGGTACTGACAGATTGCCGTTGACTAGCCAGTTAGACCCTTCCGTCTTGCAGGAGATTATCCATGCTGTGTTACTTTCGTTATTCATGTAATTCCCCTGTTAGAGTTCTGCGTCTAAAGTTAAGTTAGCACCTAAATGATAAGCTCTTCCAGCGTTAGTGGCTTGGCATTCAACTCTACAGCCTCTATTGTCTAAATTGTGAACACCTGTAGAGCTTATGTTTGATTGACCCCCAGAAGTGATATTAGTAGTAGTAGGTGTAGAGCGCATCTGAGTAGGAAATTGTATATCTGCTTGAAAATAACCACCAGCTCCCGGATACCCCTGAACATTAATATTTATTGTTTGATAATACCGCTGACACAAAGCCAACTCTTCGCCGTACAATCTGTGCTCGAATGGGGTGGCTACTGAGCCTAGTTCTAGCTGAAATTGAGTCATCTCAAGGTAGTCACCAAATTTTGTAACTATGGCACCACCTGACACCAATCCAAAGAACGAACTATTAGCTACTTTGTTTGTGCTTGTAACGGCACCCAGTGTCACAGTGGTTACCAGCTTGTTCCACTGACCGTCCGGCACTGCATCACTACCAAAATTTGCAGTTGAATACTGCCTAAACTTTAGTCCTGAGATATTAGTCCTAACCCAGCAAGATATAGCGATTGTTTTGCCGGATAATACTTTATAATCCTCAATTCCTTGGTACGGGTCTACGGCGTTTGTACCTGTTGCCGTATAGCTAATAAGCATAGTATTAACTTCACTACCATCAGGGAGAGTTGACGCTTGTTTTGTTACCGTGCAAGCATAATCTCCACCACCCATAAACCAACGGTCTGCCATGTAATCTACGCCAGTTGGTGTAAAGCTAGTCCCCCTCTGCCAAACATCAAATCCACCATTAATAAGCAGATTCTTACGCCCAGCACCAATCAGGTTAAACTGCTCCTGTGGTGTCTCAGCCCGTAGCATCGCATTACCTGCGATACCACTTGGCTTGTTTAGTTGATCTAGCGTTTCTCTAATGTTAATAGAGGGCCTTGTAATTTTAACTGTCATGTTTTATTCCTCTACTATTATTGAGTTAGATGCGCTGATCGACGTAGTGACCGCATCGGTTGTGTTATCAACTCTACGTAAGCCTTGGAATACACTTCGACCTGATGAGGTGCCTGCGTGTAGCAGCTCAGTGTCATCGTCATATGCGAGTGCTGTTACAGCGTCTGAGGTGCCATACAGAGTTGCTTGAGCATTCTCTTGGAAGAGAGGCTTCTCGTCGTTGTAGATCTTGGCTATCTGTTCGGCGGTTGGGGCTGTTGCTGAGATTCGAAAGAGGGCTAGTGAGCCGTCTGTTAAGTGATCAGTGATATTGAATCTTACACCCAGCACTAAGGGTGAGCCAATAGTCAAGTCCTGTGCGTTAGCTACTGTTCCTTTTAGTACACCGTTAACGAAGCAGGATAGTATGCCACCAGAGCGGGTTGCTGTGCATTGAAACCAAGCATTAGCAGGTGTCTCTGATACTGATATTTGGCTGTCGGGTGTATATATTGATAAACCTGTCTGGCTTATAAAATATATACCCAATCTACTTGTACCGTCACCAGCAGAGCGATCCATTACATAGCCTTCCGCATTACCAGTCTTCTTAGCCCAGAACGATACACTGAATGAATCCGTGCCACCAAAGTCCAAGTCAGAGTTATAAGGCTGCTCAAGGTAGTTACTACCACTAAACCCACTATACCCCACAAGGTCAGCACCCGTTGCTACCGGAGTCTTAGTGATTGTGCCGAATACTTGGAGACCGTTGCCGTTAACACTGCGGTCTGCTTCCGCTTCTGAGATAGAAAGTGTGTATGTAACGGTTGAACCTGCAACGGGGCTGCCATACAAAATAACTCCAGCATTGGCATTATTATGATCAAATGTTAAGGTTCTAAGATCGGTTGTTCCTTGTCCTGGGAACACATCTACGCCCGTAGTGACACTAACTAATCGTGTTTCGCCGTCAGGAGTGAATGCCGTATCACACTGGATACTAACGGCATAACTCTTGCCCAGCGGAACATTAAACAATATCCACACATAGCCAGCGGCTGTGCCAGCATTGGAATCTTCCGTCAGACTAAACGTAGCAGAGCCGCTGGTGTATGTGTGTGAAGCTAGTCTGTCTGTGCTATCCAATGTGCTAGTAGCAATTAAATTCGTACCAACAACATCAGTCGCATCAGTATCCGAAAGGGTAGCTAACTTGGTGTCACCGACCATATAGCCTGTGTTGTAGTCTGAGGTTATAACAGCTTGTAAAGACTTCCTTGCATTTGTGAAGTCTTCACTCATCAAGGTCACACCACCATCATCCCCTATGTTTCTAGAGAAGGTAAATCCTTCGGGGGTCGCTACAGTGTTTGACTGTCTATATGACAAAAATGGGTACAAAGATGTGGCGGGGTTGTTACTATAGCCCCGCAAACCTGTATTCCAGTCTAAATTAGCATCGCTTGTAGAAAGCGGCTTTATCAACATTGTGTCACTATAATTCGTAGGGGTAGTAATAAACTCGTGTCTGTCGTTAATTGAAATAGTCTCAATTGCGCCACCAGACAAGCTGTGAACACTACCATCGTCTTTAATCACACTTACGCCGCCATTAGTAGCAAGCGCAATAGTAGGCACAGGTAGTCCGGTGGCAGAGTCTATTGGTGCGTTGGGCAGGACGGTCATGGCTATGTCGTGTACCGACCCATTCACAATAGTGTACGCCCCATTGTAAGCTTGGTTAGGCGTTATTACATCCCTGTCTGCAATGGTTTGAATTCTTTGCTGGGGCCCATAAGAAGCATACCTAATCGTCGAATCTTTTAAGAAAGATATAGCGAACAGACCAGATTCACTGTCGTTACCTGATATATTGCCTAAGCACACAATACCATTCAACGCAGACGTAGCTTCAGCGGGTCTATTGCTATTAAACAGGACTAACATGGGGCCTGCCCAAGCTGCATCAAAGCCGTTAAACACCATCCACATCGGCATTGAAGGATCATCACCGTCATAAATAGTCAACGTACCACTCTCTGCAACAATCACAGCAACGGTGGGAAACTCTTTGCGTGATCCACGAGTAGCGGTGTTTAACGTCTCATTATACCAAGATGTGTGCTGAGTACGCTTACGCCACGCACCACCGTCCGAATCCTTTCGAGTGTCGTATACAAACGTATCGACTGCTGTTACGGCAATCGTTACATCAACTGCGGTATTTTTGATAGCCATTACATGATCTCCTCAAGTGCAAATTTATACTTCTTACCATTCTTATTGTTTATGATGTACAAGTGCTCTTCGCCTTCTTGAATTGTCCAGTTACCCTTAGTTCCATCAACAGAGTTACCTTCAGCTCGTGATTCGTTAGAAAGTACTAAATCCTGTGTGTAGACGTTCTGCCAAGGACTAGTAACGCTACCTAAGTCTTGAGTGCTGGTTCCAGGTAACACATCTCCGGTAGAAATCTCGACATTGCCAGCAGCGTCAATACGCATAGCTTCCAATCCACCGTTATTAAAGGTGATTACATCTGAACCGGGGAAGTTGATGCTGGTGTTGGCGTCCCCTTGCCCTGCAATGAAGGATGCGTATGCGCCATCGGAGAGGTAGAGGTCTTTGAACTTATAACTACTCGATCCTAGGTCTTGCGTACCGTTTGCAAGCACTCCTGCCTTCATGGATAGCAAAGCGTTACCATTAGAGCAAAATATACCACTAGTATTAGCGCCTGCACCTGTCAGGTAAACCTCAGTACCGTTCGCTGCACTACCAATACTGCCAACGGTTACGCTATCTTTTCGGAATGAGATAAGGTCGCCATCTGACCCTAGCGTAGAAACATACATAGTGGGGGATGTGGAGGATCTGGAAAATACAGCGGTACCATCTGATTTTAACTCACTACCCGCAACAGCTGCATCGGGTGCAGTCTTGCCAACGAGTAAGTTGCCCGAGCTGTCGAGGCGCATCTTCTCTGAAAAACCCGTTGCGTCTTTTGCAGTTGCAGTAGCAAATTTAAAACCTGTGTTGCTAAATACAGATGTCGGATCATCAGCAGTTGCACCAGTGTAAAAAACTGAAAAGTTATCCCCACCATCCAGTGCAATAGACGACCCTGCCAAACCCCCGTCAATGTTTAGTGTTTTTGCTAGACCAGACGGAGTGTCAGTACCAATCCCGACATTGCCCGCGGTGTCTATGCGCATTCTATTTGCCGTGCCTACATTAAAGCTCGTCCCGTCGCCGTTTACATCATTTAAGATGAACCCTGTACCCGCAACATAGGACACTTCACCGCCAGTAGCATTATCTGTTCGGTTTAAAGTCAATGTATTGCCTGACCGAACAAGAGCACCTCCATCAACAACCAACCCATCAGCCGTCACAGTACCCGTTACATCAATGCCTGTGTTGCTAGTAGCGAGTTTTGTGCCGCCATTATAATACAAACGAGTTTCAGCGCCAGTATTACCTAAGAGATATGGATTGCCAGCGGTGTCACGTAGTTGTATGTTATCGGCGTTAATTAAAAGATCGCCTACGCCGCCATCAGAAATAATACTGTTATTACCATCATGATAAATCTGTAGGTCACTGCCATCACCAAAGATAAGTTTGTTATTATCTCCAAGCGATACATCACCAGTTATACTTACATTGTTATTCGCGTCAATAAGAACTACATCTTCAGCTAATGGAATTGTACCTGTTGTAACACCAACATCAACCGCTGCAGCTGTACCTAAAATCGCCGGAGTATACTCGAATACTCCAGTAGTATTATTGTATCCAAGAGTTCCTTCGCCGGCTGGTACTGCATTTACAGCAGAAAAACTAGCATATGAAAGACCGTTATCTATTCCTTGAAGACCTTGTATTGATTGAAGACCTTGAATACCGGTGAAGCCTTGAATACCAATTGTGCCCTGTGCACCTTGGGCGCCAACAGGTCCTATTAAACCCTGAACACTTTGAGTGCCTTGCAGACCAAAAGTACCTTGTGTACCTTGGATACCAGCTGTTCCTAAACCAGTTGTACCTTGTGGACCAAAGTTACCTTGGAAACCTTCGTCGCCTTGAAGACCTTGTATTGATTGAAGACCTTGAACACCTTGAATACCAGTGCCTGTAAAACCTTGAACACCTTGAGTACCTTGGAAGCCTTGCAGACCTACGCCTTCAATACCAGATATACCTTGAGCTCCGTCTTCGCCAGCTGTACCTTGGGTACCCGCTTCTCCGATGCCTACTAACCCCTGAGTGCCTTGAGTGCCTTGTGAACCTTGCAGACCTTGAGCACCTTGACTACCATCAGTACCAGTTTGACCAACACCCTGAATACCTTGGAAGCCTTGAGCACCAGTGTCACCTACGCCAGTAGCTCCTTGTGCACCTTGAATATCAGAAGCTGGACCAACTAAACCTTGAACACCTTGTGTTCCAATGTCACCATCAGTACCTTGAACACCCTGAATACCTACTGGGCCTTGAATACCTTGTAAACCAACGCCTGCTGGCCCTTCTGGCCCAAGATCACCCTGAATACCTTGAATACCCTGCAAACCAAATCCAGCTGGACCGTCGCCACCTTGTATACCTTGAGTACTTTGTGCGCCCTGAAGGCCTTGAGTACCTTGGAAGCCTTCGCCATCGTTGCCTATTGGTCCTGTATCACCTTGAGTACCTTGCAGACCTTGAACAGATCCGGCGGCACCTTGTATACCTTGCGCACCGAGATCGCCAGGATCTCCAGATGTGCCTAGTGTACCTTGAGTACCATCCGTGCCTTGGAAACCTTGAACGCCGAACCCAGTTGCGCCAGTTATACCTTGCGTCCCTGCTCCTGTGTCGCCTTGTACGCCCTGCGGCCCAAGGACACCAACCCACTCACCTTGTATACCTTGTACGCCCTGCTGGCCACTGATACCAATTCCGTTTGCACCTTGTGCACCGAGATCGCCGTCGCTACCTTGTAATCCTTCCGGGCCTTCAACACCTTGCAATCCTTGAACACCAGTGGCACCATCAGTAATACCGTATCCAGCAAGTGTTGTTGGAGTTGCAGTAATAGTAGACCATGCTTGATTATGCGCACTTGGAGGAAAACTAGATGGTACACCTGTTAGACTTGAGTAAGCAAAATCTTGATCACCGGTGCCTGAAGAGTTAATAGTAATGCTATCATTAGTAGCATTTGTTGTTATTGTTACGTTAGTACCTGCGATAATTTCTAACGTATCTGTTGCTGTATCAGCTGAAACTGTTGTTTGGCCTGCTACTGTTACATAGCTAAATGCACTTTGATTTACGTCACCACTGCCTACACCGCCAATACCTTGCCATGCACCGTTTTGGTAACCTTCAAACGCGTTAGTACTTGTGTTATATCTAAAATAGCCAGCCACGGGCGCACCGTCTCTGCTAGCTGTATCGCCAGCCGGAATTTGAATAGATCCGGTTGCGCTTGTTCGAGGGGCGATAGCATCAAAGTTATCGTCCATCTCGTTATATGTTAAGGCCGAACCTTTGTCACTTCTTTTTGTAATCGCCATTACGTTCTTTCCCCGTTATCGCTGAAATAAATTCCAACGTATGAACTATATCCGCTTGTTGTGTTGCTGTCAGACAGTTCTACATATCCGCTTACCGCGTAATCTGCATCCATGTATAAACCAACGTTTGCTTCCACTATATTTATATAACCATCTACAACGTAATCTGCTAGAACGTATAGACCTGGATTCACAAATCCATCTACATATCCTGGATTGTTTTCTATGTAATCGAATGCAGCGTATTCAAAAAGCTCTTTTTCAGCTTCTGTGAGAATCTCGTTGAATACGTAACACTGTGCTTCCAATTGTGCTATAACAACTGGATCTGTTTCCGCTGCTATTAAAGCTAATAACGTTGCGTAATCTGGGTTGGCCATCTTATCCGGCCGTTACTTTTATTGAACCGGTAGCTGCTGCGTTTGGAACCCATCCGCTGTGGCCGCCAGTAGCGTCGCCAACTCGATGAACACCTTTACCGCCTACGGTTACTTTATCTGAAAACCCAAGAACAGGATCTCCACATGCAGCTTTGTCGCCATCTATAATAATAGCTCCACCTTCTGCATTTACTTTAGTTTGACTTCCAACATATGGTGTTTGATGAAATGGATCTTTTGGTCTTGCGTGTCCTATATGTTTATCTAAACCGGCTCTGCAAACTGCTGGCATTTTTCTTTCTCCTTAAAGTAAGAATGCCCCGAAGGGCATCCTCAATATATTACTAACTTAAGCAGCGAGTTGTTCGTGTCGCTCTTTTGCTAATATATATTCTTTCACGAGTCCTGACCTTACGATATCAGCTGAAGTGAATTTAATCGTTTCAAAAGATTTAATTCTACTAATTACGTTTAAGAATTCTACAAGACCAGATACGTCTGATCGGTTTCGAGAAATTTCTAGATCGTTCTGTCTTGTATCTCCGCAAAATACTATTTTTGAGCCTTCTCCCACACGCGTAATAATAGTATCTAATTCATGATAAGTCATTGATTGGCATTCGTCTACAATAATAATTGCATTATCGAAAGTTAATCCTCGCACAAATGAGGATGTCATAAACTCAATCATGCCCTTGCCTTCTAAAATCTTATACGCATCTTTACGACTAAATAAGTCGTTTACGATGTCAGAATAAGGAACACTATACAAAGCTTCTTTTTCTGCTTTGCTACCTGGCATAAATCCTTGTTCACGGGTTTGAACAGCGGATCTAACTATAATAACTTTTTCGTATCCCCCTTTCTTTAATACATCGTTAAGTGCTAAATACATGGCGCACATTGTTTTTCCGGTACCGGCCGATCCTACGGCTGCGATATTGTATCCTTCTTTGTATGAGTCAAACATATCAGACTGGGTGTTGGTCATTGGACGTATTTCACGCATTCCAAAATTATTATTTAGAATTGTGACCATGTGCTCTTGATCTCTCTCTTGTCGTTGCTTTTCTCTTAGAGATAACCTACGCTGCTTAGCTGCCATTGAACTCTCCTTTGGTAAACTCACCAAGTGTTGATGGTATTTTTAGCGCCGTCCTTTTGCCGTGAACCAGGATGGTGCTCTTTTACGTTTCTGAGGACATCACGAAAACCGTCATCAGGCTTTTTAAGCCCAAGACGGTGAGCGTCACCAATAGATGGTGCGCTTACAATTAGTTGTTTCATTTGGGGGTTTGCAAGCTTGTATTCATCGAGCTCTGCGATGCGCATTGAGATTTCAAAGCGCTCTTTGTTAATGTCTGTAGTATCTGTAAATGTATAAAGGGGCATACATTCTCCTATGTAATAATATATAAAAAAAGCCAACCTATAATAATGCAGGCTGGCTTAAACATGTTTCATATGTTAAGCTTGCATAATTATATTTATAATCATGAAGCCTTAGAATTGCTAAAAACCGGTAATTATTTCATAAATTTCTTTCCAGTTGGAAGCTCGTCGTACTTGACATTCTCTATTAAAGGGGTGATCTACAATGATTGATTCTAAGCCGAGGCTGGCGCCAAGCTCAGCATTCTCTGGTTTATCTTCAATCCAAAAACATCCTGTACCGCGGTATTTTTCTAATGCTTCGTCTTTATCAGCACCAGTATCTAAGTACACATAGCTTTCGAATACAGTTGGACCAAACATTTCAATTAGATTCTTAGTACGGAGGTGTCCAGCGTATGTATCTAAGCTTAAAGAACTAATCACACGGAAAACATAACCTTGTTCTTCGTGCAGTTTGCGGACGTATTTAATTGCATCACGCAAAGGAGGTAGTTTACGAATACCAGCTGATTCATTAAACATGCGAACGATACGATCTTTTTCATTCTTAGGCAAATTGTAACGTACACCGATGTCGTACTCGTCTTCACCACCTTCAATCTCAACATAGTTGTGACGTTCCATCCATTGCGTAAAGGCATAGAGCCAATCCAGAAGTACACCGTCAACATCAACTAAGATAACTTTTTCACTAATATTCATATTTTACTCTTTCTTCTCATTTCATATCTATAAAAAAAGGAGACTGAATTAACAGCCTCCTTATAACTTATTCAGTCTCAGCAAACAAACGTTGTGCTTGAGCGGCGGTGCACTTGTACATTTTGCCGTCTGCTTTTGAGTAAACGAAAGGGTACTTGTAAGAGCGGCTGTTGTACTTAACCAGCTGGTCGCCTTTAGCATTCTTAAAGTTGGTAATACCAATAGATAGCGCCTGGAAGTTAAAGTTTCTGTCTGTCAGAGTAACAGCGTCTTTAACTTTAGCGTTTAGTTTGATAGAAACTTCTGCACTTGAGAAGCTCATATTTCCGACTTCAATTTCAAGATTTGCTTTAACAGCGTACTTGTTCATTACTTCCTGCATTTCAGCGCGAAGTGATTTAAGAGTAGCTTTGTCAAATTTTACGAATTTAGTCATAATATAGCACCTTTATGTTTGTTTATATAGCTATTATAAGTTAGTTTGATAGTAATGTCAACAGTTATTTTCATTTAATTACATGTTTTTTTACTATCTTACTTCCTCATTTCTTATATCTATTATATCAAAAAAGGACTATGGTGTCAACAGTTAATAAGATGTTCTTAGATCATTTTGTTATAAGAACATCTTATTTGATAACACTACTGTTTGTTCTTAATGTTCATGTCATCATCATACCACCGGTCAGAAAACTTGCGATCGCGTTCAGCCTTGCGATCACGTTTCTTCTTCTCTTTGCCTTTGGATCGTTGATCATCTGATCCCCACTCATCGTCTTCCCAAGCTTCGCGGAATTTTTTGATGCGGTTATTACTCATGTTAAGTACCTTTTTACTCTTCGATTAAGTCAGCAAATGCTTCTTGAATTGTCTTTTTAGTCAGCCCTTTGAATGGCTTCTTTGTAATCATTTGGCAGAGTGTTTCTGCGTCATCATTATCGACATCTTCTAGAAGGTTTATAAACAGTGTTTCACGTTTGATTTGATTCAAGGTATCATACCCACCACCTTTAATGAATATCTTAAGCCGACGAGCTTCTCGATATAGAAGAGCTTTTGCTTCGTCTTCAAATTCATTCTTATTCCAAGGTGGAGGAGTGTTTGGAATCAAAAATTCAATATTATTATCATATGTATATTTTAGCACAGCTCTAAGAGCTGGTGTATCGTTACTTCTAAGAAAATCAACTTTTTCTTCAGTTGTCTTCTTAGAAGCTGCTCCACTGATAATTTCTGAGATAGAAATTTTTACTGCCATTTTTAAAAGTCCTGTATATCTGTAATTAGGTGTTTTAGCTTTTTATTAACAAAGTAGTTAAATAGCTGTCCACGACCAACTGTTTTTTCTTGATTGTATTCTTCTAAAATTTGATCTTGATACTTCTGTGGAATCTGAGTAAGGTCAATCATCATTTTGTTGCGATGAAATCTGCGAAGAGTTTCTTCGTCCATAGCTTCAGGGCCTTGCTTATACAATGCTAAACGCTTTTGAGTCATTGCTTTTTGACGTTCGCCAATAGCTAAGCAATTATCTGGAGACAAGATGTTTGGTACACCATCACCAGTATCACCCTTAAGGATATGCTCTTCTAAGTATTGTTCAGGACGATCATCACGAAGCCACCGCTTGCGAATAGGGTCATATTGATCTACGTTTGCATATTTTTGTAGTTGAATAAAGTCTTTATCGGCAGAAAGAACAAGGAATTTTTCTGAGCCAATATTCAGTTCAGAACCATGCTCGTGAATTACTGTACCGATGATATCATCAGCTTCACAGCGGTCAATATGGATTACTTTGTACGGAAAGAACTCAGCAACTTCTTCACGAACATTACTCATAATTTGAAACAACGCACCCCAGTCCATACCTGACTTATCTCGACCAGCTTTACGGTTAGCCTTGTAATAAGGATATGCTTCTTTGCGCCAGGTATTTTTACCGTCTGCACAAATAACAATTTCACCATATTCTTTGCTAAACTTTTTGCGGTTTGAACGAATTGAATTGAGGAACATGTGACGGATGATATTTTCATCCGCCGCCACATCTGTGTGATTGCCTATGCTTGCAAATAGCGAAGCTAGGATAACTTGATTGTAATCTACTAAGATAGCCATAATTTATTTCTCATTTTAATTTAATCTACATGTCTATTATAGTCCATGTAGATTGAAATGTCAACTCTTTTTTTTATTCGATTACGGATTGATGTCTAAGAAGCTTAGTCCAAAGGTTACCGAAGGTATTAATATCATTAGGAACAAGCCCAAAACGATCAGATCGTGTAAATCGATTGATAAACATAGGATCGTTCTTTTGATGCTCTAACACACTCTTACCGATAGCATAAGCAAGATTTGCATGCTTAGCTGGATCTTCGTTGTAATCATACATAATAGTAGCATTTGCTGATGTTTCTGACAAAGCACCATAATTAGGATGAATACAAATCACACCACTTCTGATAGCTTCAATCAAAGCAATACACGATGTCTCTTTCCAGATGTTTGGATACAAGAAAACGTGTGCTTTATCCAAAGCTTCAAGAACTTGTTCATTGGGAACTGAACCATGATAAGTCATATTAGGATGCTCGTGGATCTGTTTAAACAACTCGTTGTACGGCTCATCGCGCTGTGGCCATCCATAAACAGCAAAGGACGAATATACATCAAGATGAATATTTGGATATTCTTTAGACAGAGCATCAAACACTGGTATCAAGAGTTCTAGACCACGGTGTGGAGTAGTATGGTAGATGAATCGAATAGTTTCAGTATTCTTTTCTTCTGCTTCATAACGCTTTTCAATAGCATTTGGAATAACAGTACACTTAGAATACGGAATTTTGAAGTAAGCAATGTACTGATCACGTTGCCAAGCTGTTACGAAAACGAGCTGATCAAAAATTTTCCAGCCGTCATCCATCAATACTGCGTTCTCTGGATCTTCAGCCAAATCATGGCAGTACATAATATTCTTTACATCACTTGGGATTTCCCTTGGGCGGGAAAAGTGGATTGCAAAACCTTCTAGTAATTCTTTACTGACATTATCTAATAGACGCTGGCGCATCATTTCAGTGCCACCGTTAGAATTTTTAGATAGATCGGTTTCTACAACATCACCCTTGTATATCATACTCATTTAACTATTGCTCCATCCCAAAATCTTTTAATGAATCCCAACGAAATGAGCGCCAGCCTTCAGCTTTAACGTCATATACAGCGTGGACATCTGGATTTGGTTTTTTGGTTTTTGTTTCGACAGGTTCTTCAGCTCCTACTGCTTGCGCAGGTTTTGCAGGAAGAAGATCTTCTTTAGTAGTGCAGGACATAACACGCTCGTCGCCATTTACTTTCGTAAACGTAACAGTACAAACGCCTTCTTGTAGTGCTTTTTTAATTTCTTCTTGATTCATCATAGTATAGCTCCTAATTCACATTAATATTTATATTGTTTTCAAATATAAGACAAGATGTCTTCCAGCGCTTCTTCAAACTCTGCAACACTTCCATTGTTATGGACTCTATATGTGCTTACATTAAACTTATGAGGCAACACATACTTATTTTCTATTTCAGTCTCACTTCCAAGTGTGTATTCTTGTATAACATTTCCATCAAAATACCTACGAGAGTCTGATGAAAAATCACAGCCGTCACGCGTAAGTTGTACTAAGATGAAGTTATCGTTACCGACTTTTTCAACTACTGGGATTAACTCATCTATAAAGCCACCATCTGAAATGCAGTAGTCTATTTCAAAATCGATCTCGTTTGCTACTAATTTACCGAAGTAATCTAATCCCATACGAGGTTTGATCTTTTCTTCTGAAACGTAAATCATAGCTTCGCGACGAGACATGTTGCCAAGCTCTGAGGTCTTTACTTCTTTCTGAGAACGGTCATTGTAACCATCCATAAACCACTTCTCTTCTACATTGAAGTACTTGATTGTTTCTTTAAACAACTGATACTTAAACGATAGATGTTTGAAACCGTATTTTTTACAATAATCAGCTGCGTGATCTTTGCCTGATCCTGGCGGCCCATTAAATAAAATTATCATAAATTCCAGCCTATTTGTTCCCAAGGAACGTCTTTATTGCCAAAGTGTCCGTATGTACAGTTACTATTATAACTTGAAAAGTTGAACATGTCAAATCTTTTTATGATACCGTACGGAGTTAAATCAATGTTTTCTTCAATAAATTTTTGTATTGAACGGTTGTGGCCATTTGATTCTACATAGATACTCGTTGGTTCTTTAATGCCAATAGCATAGCTTAATTGGATTTGGCACCAATCAGCCATTTCGTCTGCTACTACATTCTTTGCTAACCAGCGTGCCATATAAGCTGCGCTTCGATCTACTTTAGTCGGGTCTTTGCCACTAAAAGCACCACCACCATGAGGAGCAAAACCCCCATAGGTGTCCACAATGATTTTTCGTCCAGTAACACCAGCATCACCATCAGGTCCACCAATGACAAAATTACCAGTAGGGTTAAGATGCCATACAGTATTTTCATCAATCAAGTCTCTAAGTACATTCATTGCCGATTGCTTACATAAGTCACGCGCCGATTCTATACAACCTTCTGCATGCTGAGTACTAATAACAATTTGATCAATACGTTTAACTCGGCCGCCTTCATATTCAACACTTACTTGTGCTTTAGCATCTGGGCCTAGAATACCTGTGATTTCTCTTTCAGCTCTTAGATCTTTTAAAATCTCGTGAGCAAAATAGATAGGTGCTGGTAGATAAGCATCGTTATCATTGCAAGCATATCCAAACATGATGCCCTGATCACCTGCACCAAAGTTGTCTGTGCCTAGAGCAATATCAGCACTTTGAGAATGGATTTCGTTGTAGATTTTTAATTTATCCCAATGGAACCCATCTTGCTCGTAACCAATATTTTTAACCACACCACGAATAATTTCAGCAACTTCATCTCGCGTTACGTTGAAGTTTTTTACTTCGCCAGCGACAGTTACCATATTAGTAGTTACTAGAGTTTCAATAGCAACTCGAGTTGTTTCATCACCAGCTTTTAAACCAGCATCAACTAGTGCATCTGAAATTTGATCTGCAACTTTATCAGGATGACCGTCACTAACACTTTCGCTTGTAAAAACATAATTATCACGAACCATAAATTACATTGCCTCAAATTTATCGTTAATAATCGCGGCTAACTCAGTTGAGAACGCGTTTTTCCATTCTCTGTTAGTAATACCGACCATGATAAACTCACGATCTTGTGAATTAAGATACGGCATTGCTTCTGCCATTGAGATAGATCCAGACTCATATAGCGCAAGATCTTCAGGGTTGACTGAAATGATACGTGTGCGGGTTTTTCCGGTAAGAACACTTTTGCGAGTTACATTCATTAGGTTATTCTCCAAGTTTCTATTTAATTTATATAACCATTATAGTCTATTAGAAAGCATATGTCAACCTTTATTTTCACTTTCTTTCATATCAATATCCATACCTATGAGACTCTTGGCATGATTCCTGTGGATCTTGCATTGTATAATTCCGTTGTAGTAATCATCCCTAAGAAGAACATCGTTTACAAACTGATACTTAGCTTCTAAATATCCAAGTTGTCCTTTTGAAGTACACAGATATAATATTTCTCGATGGAAGTTATCTACGCCCTTTTCCTCAATCATTAACTTAACAGCTTCAGAAGAACCGTAATATTTCTTCCAATCGGTTTCTTTAATTACGGTCCTTCTTCTTGTTTTGCCTTTGAGCGGTGGTAGCTTTCGTACTGAAGTAAGCAGCTTTTTGCCAACGTATTTCATACCATTAGATTTATCTGTAATCAAATAAACAAAACCAACCCAATTTTCAATCATCTCAGAAGTGAATTCTTCACCTTTATAAAGCCACATTTAATACCCCACCATTGTAATAGTAAGGGTATTTATGGTATGTAGCCTAGTATCCGCCGCTCTTAAACCAGCCTTTGCCTTTCAAAGCAAAACCGCCAGAAGTTGTAATAATTTTCTTTAGTTTCTCATTATTACAAGATGGGCAGAGCTTTAACGGTTGGTCACTCATTTTCTGCATTTTTTCAAATTGGTGATTACATTCATCACACTTGTATGCATATGTTGGCATAGGTCTCCTTACTCTAGAATATCTGCAATGTTATGAGCTAAAGCTGCAAACCATGCTGCGTCGTGCCCTCGTGTAGTTTCTGCTGCTGTACCAAGCCGAATTCCACTTGTTTCAACGAATGTTCGAGGATCGTTAGGAACACCATTTTTATTAACAGTAATTCCGTGTTCTTCGAGTAAATCAGCAGCTGCACGACCAGACAATTCTTTCTTACTCAAATCCATTAAGATAATATGTGAATCAGTACCACCTGTTTGAACTGGGAAGCCCCGCTCTTCGAAAACTTCACACATTGCTTTAGCATTAATAACTACTTGAGCAGCGTATTCTTTGAATTCTGGTGTACTTGCTTCAATGAATGCTTGTGCTTTTGCAGCAATGATGTTCATCAAGGGACCACCCTGTGTACCTGGGAATATGGCGCTATTAATCTTACGTGTGTATGATTCATCATTCCACAGAATAAAGCCGCCTCGGGGGCCTCTGAGTGTCTTGTGTGTCGTGCTGGTTACAATATCTGCATAGTCACAAGGATTGTCATATGCTCCACCAACTATTAAACCTGAGTAGTGAGCCATGTCTACTAGAAGTAATGCACCAACCGCATCTGCAATTTCACGGAACTTTTTCCAATCAATCTGGCGAGGATAAGCACTAGCGCCAGCAACTATCATCTTTGGCTGGCTATAATGCGCCGCAGCCATAATAGCGTCATAATCTAGAAAGCCATTTTCATCTACACCATATGAATGCGATTCATAAATCTTACCAGAAATATTAACTGGTGCACCGTGGGATAAGTGACCACCACTTGCTAAATCCATACCTAGAATACGATCGCCTGGCTTTAAAAAGGCTTGGTAAACCGCAGTGTTACAATTAGCTCCAGAATGAGGTTGTACGTTAGCAAAATTTACACCGTACATTTCTTTAAGCTGGTCAATTGCTAGTTGTTCAATATCATCCATGTTTTCACAACCGTTATAGTAACGCCTACCTGGATAACCTTCTGCGTATTTGTTAGTAAATACACTACCAGCTAAATCCATTACAGCACGACTTGCAAAATTTTCACTTGCAATAAGCTCTAAAGTTAATTCTTGCCGCAGAGTTTCGTTTTTAAGAATATTCTTAATGCGTAAGTCCATCATGTTTTCCTTGTTAGTCTTCACGTTTTCCGGTACCCCAGTCAATAACTACTGGGAAGCGTGGTATGCCATCGGGTGTTGGTGCAAAGTAGCGTAATGTGCACCATGTAGGTGTTTCTTTACTCTCAAAAAGAGCGCTTAATACTGCTTGATTGCCGCGTACTCCAGCACCAAACTCTTGTCCGTTTTCAGTCTGTAGAGCAAATCGTTTAATATGACCTGCCCAATTACCTTTTCCTTCTTCAACACGAAGAACATCATATTCAGCGGTGAGGAATTCTTTTCTTTTAATAAGGAATTTAGAACGTTTGTTCTGTTGGTAGACATCATCTTTACGAATCATCTGACCTTCAAAACCAGCTTCTAGATACTTGCCATATACGATATCCATGTTTTCAATGTCGCCAATAGCATCAGTTTTCACAACCTTAACACACCGATCAAATCCTTGAATATAGAACCATTGCCAACGATCAATGAAGAGTACAGCGTCATCTGGCGCAACAATCATATCATAGACGTGATATTCTACTAAAGCCTTTGCTTCTTCAAAATCTTCAGGAGTTGGCTTAGTTTTACGAACCAACGAAGTAATCTTGTTGAAGTCATCACGAAGATCATGGTTGTATAGTTCACCATCAAGAATGGCATCTGGGTACTTTTCGAAAAATACTCGAAGTTCTTCTGCGATATGGGGAACTGCAACAATTTCTTTACCAGAACGAGACCACAGACCATTACGCCGAGCAATACAACGAATGCCATCTAGCTTTGGTTGAGAATAATAGATATTCTTTTCAAAATCATATTTAGCATCTTCGTGCTTAGAAGCAAGCATTGGTTTAATCTTATCGAACTTATCAATATCAGCTTTTAGCCTAAAGTAACCGCGCTCAGCTTTTTTATTGAAGTCAGCCATCATCTCTGCAATAGCCTGATCTTCTAAGGATGTTTCATTAGCTTTGCCGATATTCTTTTGCTCGACGATCTTCCAACCAGACTCAACCTGTTTGCCATCTTCCAAACCACTAATAGCACGCCAAAAGTAACTAGCACTGCTAACAGCAACTTCAGCACGCCAAGTACGAACACCACCTTTAGAGTCGCGTTTATACAACGGACTTGTTCCTGCAACAATGTCCATAATCAATTCACTCATGTGTTTTTCCTTTAATCATAATTTAGCTACTCATTCTTGATATTTCTTCTGCTTGGTCGGTTCCTCGCATAACGGGAACTGCGTTTGATTTGTGCATTGTTGCGATTCCGACAATGAGAGATCCTGTGTATTGGGTAGTTTCTCTTCTAGCGCAAGACTCTGGTATGACGTCCGACGTCTTGAGGCTTGGATATTTCTTTGAGTCGCAGACATACGATTTTGGCGCTTCATATTCTTTAAATTCCTTTTTTACCTTTGGCGTTTTACCGGTTATATATCCAACGTAACCTTGTAATGTTTCGAATTGGAATCGATGCATATTATTGCGGCGGAGATCCTTATTGTACCTGCGCCACTCTAATTCAACCTTAGCCATATCTAACTTCTTAGGTTTTGACTTAGACTTGCCGTGTACTTGTACACCGTGTATCATATGCATCGACATTTTGTATCCTCACCTTTTCATCTTATGTAGCCATTATAACATATCTAGAACAAATGTCAACTACTTTTTACAATGTTTCGCCAGTGCCATTATAGCCAGTTTCTTCAACATATCTGGTAAACTCGTTATAGCCGCCGATGTAATCTTTTCCGATAAAAATTTGTGGAACAGATTTTACTTTAATAGGAGCTCTATCCATTAACTCGAATAAAGTATCCTTGCTGATACCAACATCTTTGTACTCGTAATTCAATTTACGCTGGTCTGCAAAAGCTTTAGCTTTCGTACAAAAACCGCAACTAGCTTTTCCGTAAATAGTGATCATTGTTTTTCTCCTGTTCGCGTGTCTGTTATGTTATATGCTCCAACTGGAAGCTTAAAAGAGGTTTGTAAAGCTAGCATCATTTCAGGAGTTACTATTATATAGTTATGACGACCAATATCATCTTCCCATTGTCTTATATAAACTACATCGTCGTACATAATAACTTGCAGATCTTCGTGCTGTGCAGACGTATCCAGAATTGTTATTGCTGTTTCGTCCCAGTCCATTTCAATCGTAAACATTATGTTATCCTAATTTGTGTTGTTCATTAATCCCAAAGGCCTTCATAGTATTTACCAAATAATCTAAAGCCGTTATTCATTCGGGCCTGATGAGCTTTCTGACCTTCCATATCCCACTTGTTGTAATAGAAGTCTGATTGCCAACTATCACGACATTTATGTTCAAATGTCCAAATAATTTCTGTCATAACCCAGTCCCAACGATTGTGTACGTTATCATCTGAGCCCCATTCATTCTTTACATTAGTACTGTGCAATTCTTCAGGTACATCTATATTATCTACTAAAGGTGAGCCGTGTTTAGTTGCTTGTAGTTGCTTTAACATTGGCAAAATAATTTGCGCGAGAGTAGCATCCATGCTCCAAGTATCGTGTTCATCAATTCTAATACTTACTTTCTGAACACGTCTATCGAACCACAGCCAGTTAAATATGTTATAGAAAGATTGTATCATATCTTCAAACGCTTCAATTACGTGGTCCATATGATCGACGTTCTCTAGAGTAATACCGTCATATTTCTCTTTCATATAATTAGTATGCAAGTTGCATATTAATCTAGTAGGATATTTGCCAATGTTTACTTTCATGTAATTTCCTTAAGTTTTTCCCAAGTATCTTCCCATCCTCTAACTTGGTGAGAAAATCCCAACTGCCTTTTGCGTAACATGTCTGCTAAAGGTTTATCATTGCCGCCTTCAAACATTGCATCGCCGTAAAAATGTATCGTAGCGGTTTCTTCAAAATCTTTTAGTATTTGACTTTTGTCAAATCCGCGAGGAGCAATATCAATTCCAGTATCGCCGCCTACAGTTGCTTGTAAGCTTGGAAATAATATATTAAACTCTGTAGCAATATTGTAACGTTCACTAATAGTACCTTCATATGTTACATAGGTCGCTCGTTGCTCTTTATTAGCATTTCGCCCAACAACACTAAAATTGATCATGCCAGAACGATGCTCAAAATGCAATCCTGTGCGAATGTTAAAATCACTTTCAGTTAGCTTAACAGATAACCATTCATGCGCGTTTTCTGGCAATATCCACTTATTTGAACTTATTTGAACGTCACCCGCCCAAACTTCATTACCAGAACACTGATATGCAATTTTGCATAGGTTATAAGTATCTTCGCCAATTTGCTCGACGGTCTTTTCTTTGTCACTACCAGTAACAAGGTAAACGTCGTTCTTCATACAGAAGATATTAAACCAAGCCTTGAATCCCAGATCAATCTGGCCTCGGCTTGGTGTAAGAGTTCCATCTACATCAAATATGAATTTTGTCATCCGTCTACCTTTATACACTCAACATATCCGCCGATCGAATCTAAATAATATTCAAAATTCTCGAACGAATTTTTATCTTGTTCGCAAGCTACCCGCGATTCGTAAATACCAATACTTGTATAATGAGCGTACTCAGGTAGCTCTTCTAAGGGAAAGGTTATTACGAAAAGTGCCCACATGTATTCCATCATTTTGATTCCATGAGCGACATTTGTGTAGAATATTTTTCCATCTTTTCTAACAATACTTCGTGCCGGGCAGATTTTTCAACCAATGCTTCAAGTCGATTTGCAATTTGTTCTAATCGAGCATTCTCTTTTGACCAGTTCCTTAACTGCTCAATCATTGCTTTATCGGTATCACTCATATAGTCACCAGCTGTTGTAAATTTTAGATCACTCATTATATACTATCTCTTTGATGTTCTGCTACACGTTTACGTAAGTCAGAAGATGAAAAGCGATGTTCACGTTTATTGAAATACAGCAAGATACCACGCTTTTTACAAATATCTTTTCCTGTAAAATCCTTTTCTTTATACTCCTCTCCTAATATTCTAACATCAATATGATACATTGTCAATATATCTTCAACATCTTTTTCACTAGAATAGGGAATAATTTCGTCTACATAACGAATACCTTTTAATTGGGTATATCGTTCTACAACTGTTTGAACTGGTGCATTCTTCTCTGGACGGTCTTCAGAAGGATCCATTTGCAAGCCGCATATTAAATAGTCACACTGTTCTTTAGCTTCTCTAAGCATCTGTACATGACCAGCATGCAACAAATCAAATGTACTAAAAGTTATACCATATTTCATTTTGTTCTAATCCTATCATTATATTCAATTGCTTCTTTTAAAATACTAAAATCGTAACCAAGCACTTTAGCAGATGCTACCAATGCAGAAGTATCTTTTGGAAAGCAATGACCGCCAAAGCCACGCTCTTCAGTTACATATGTATGACCATCGCCAATACGATCATCCATACTAACATAGTGTGATACTGCTGTATGTTCTACACCGGCTTTTTCACAAAGGTCATATGCTTGATTAAAGAATGCAACCTTAAGAGCTAAAAAGCTGTTACGAATGTATTTAGCTAAAATTAACTCTTCAGCTTCTGCAATATCAAATCTTACAAGAGGTAATACTGTTCCGAGTAGGTTTATCCAGAAAGATTCATCTCCACCGCCAATTTGTATTTCATCTTGATTTTTGAAATCATCTTGGGCACGAGCTGCGCGCAAATATTCAGGTGAAAATGATATTGTTTTTTCAGGCCACCGAGTTTTAATTTCTCGCCATCCCTCAAGACTGATAGTAGATTTGATTAGTATAGGAGTGGAAGAAGCAATCTGCCCAATGCAATCGTAAACATTAGACATATCACAACTACCATCTTTGCCTATTGGAGTAGACACAGCAATGATTGCCGCATCGGGGCGATTCACATTATCAAAGCCCTTAGCTATATCACGAATATAAACAATGTGTTTACTTTTGAGAACATGCGCATGTGCTTTGCCTACAAAACCATACCCATATATCATTACTCTCATTAGCTTATAATCCAGTCTATTGTTTTCCAATCTGTATCTTGTGGCATTAATTCTATATTATCGCCGTGCTCTTCTTTGAAATCCTCATAAACAGCCGAGGTATAGAGTATCATCCCATAAGACTCTTTATTGCAAATGTAGCACGAACCACTAGAACCAAAGAAATGATAGTCTTGCTCATCCTCATTTACACTTGTAATACCGCTATTCATTCGCCAAGAATCACCGTCAAGATACCCACCAGACCAACTACCAAGAACTCGGTAATGCGGGTCATCGCCTTTAAATTTTAAAACGACCCATTTGTGTGGACTATACTCAGACATTTTTTTCTTCCCACTTATGGATGTATTCCATTTTTTGTTCAACTGACCATGTTTTCAAGTAATCATTATCTTTATCAAAGAGATTTAGAACACGCTCTTCATCAAGAATAAATGAATCTATAATAGATTCACCTAACCAGTGTTGAGAGAATTCTTTTACTTGTTCCATAGAAACAGAGTCTTCAGCCCACTCTATTTGTTTTGCAGTATCATTAGTGATATCTATTTCTAAGTTACTCTTTTGTAGCTTACTTACGGGAATCGCGTATCGTTGTCTGAATTGACTAACAGTTGTAACTACTACAAATCGTTCATCTTTATTCTGCATTTACAAATTCTCCGTTAACAATTTTAAATGTACTATCAAGGCCAGTAGAGCGAATATATTGGCGGCCACCATCAATCATTTTATCTTCAATAAAGATACAATCATGATGTGAAGAAGAATAGTACCAGTTGTTGTCACTATCCTTAATCATCCCAAATTCAAAATCCTCTACCATATCAGCATTTGTGATCAAAAGATGCTGATCAATTGGATGGCGAAATAAGCCAAAATAGCGATTGCCAAACTCTGGGTGAGGTGAGTCCCTATAGAAAATATCTGCAGGAACATCACTACTCCGTAGATCAGTAGTACATACGTACTTGATTGGAACACCGTCTTTCTTTTCGTATATTTCAATTACTCTATCTTTATCGAATAATGTTGGATGCTTAATATCCATTAATATATTACCTTTCTGTTTTCTATTAATTTATAATCATTATATCACGAAAATAAGACGGTGTCAACCTTTATTCTTCTTCGGTTTCTTCTTTTTCTAATTTAGCTTGGGCTTTTTCCATAGCTTTTACTTTCTTTCTCAGACGCTTAACAACTTCATCACCGTCCATCCAGATATCTTTGCTGTTTAGAATAGATGTAATTTCTTTTTCAGTTAAGAAATCTGAATATACATCTCGAAGAAGCTTTTCAGACCAGTCTTTTTCGTGTGCTAGACGATCATACATTTCACCGCCTTTACCCACTACACCACTCGAATAGTTGTGGAACATAAACATCGAGTGAGGTGATACTTCAAACTGATGGCCTTGCAAGAAGATTAAAGTAGCAGCACTCATACAAGCACCTTCTACTGATACTGAAATAGTACCTTCACTCTCTTTTAGTACTCGCATAAATTGGATAGCTGTGAAAAGATCACCGCCTGGTGAATTAATATAGAATTTTAAAATATCGTTTTGATTTGCACTACGAATAGTATCAAACCATTCGATATAATCTTCCGATGATTCAATCTCTCCGCTTAAATAAAACTCGTGAATGTTTACTGCTTGTTTTGTAATAATCCTATGGTTTTGACTTACTGGTGGTTTAAACATATCCATAATATCTATCTGCTTAGATTTAGTCACTTAATATTTCTCCTTGCGTTACCAGCTTGGTGCTGAGTAATCATTATGTTTTTTATATGTCGCGTGGCCATCTAAGCCGTACGCTGGGCAAACCGTGATGTATTCAGGTAAACCCATTTCGTCTTTACTCCCACCTTCCCCGCAGATAAAGAAAACATCTGCAAATTTCTCAGGACTAACATGAACAAATATCTTTTTTAGTAATTCGAATTGCTTGAATTCTTTTTCAGTAATTTCTATCATTAGACACTTTCTGCTGTAATTCCCATTTTGTCCGCGAATAAAAATACCAAACGCTCAGGACTAAAATCGAATGAATGAGTTTCTTCAGTCTCACCATCTTCAATATAACACATGTCATTATCTACATATAAAGTTGATGATTCTTCGTCGAGTAAATCCCAGAAAAGGTTTTCGTCTTTGCTCATAGCATGTTTTCCTTTATGTAAGTCGTTATTAAGTATTAATATATCACACAATTGTTAAGCTGTCAACATTTATTTGTAGAAAACTGTACTCATGCTAATTGGATTGTCGCCTTCAGCATGTGCAGCAATCGACGTACTACAATCACCCATAACACCTTTAAGCAATGCTCTTTCTAAATTAGATTGCCGATGAGTTAAATCATGATCAGTTAGCTTCACAATAGCAATAGTATCAAGATCTGATTTCCTGCATTGTAAAGCTATAGTACCTTGACCAACTGCTGGAATAATAGGTAGCACAGAATATGATCTAACAACTTTAAGAGCGCGTAGGCCAGCTTCTGCTAATACAATAGCATCATATTCGCCAGCGTCAAGCTTCGCTAAACGAGTATCTATGTTTCCTCTAATATGTTTGATCTTTACATTGTAGCCAGCGTACAATTCTTCTAATTGAGCTTTGCGTCTAGGACTGCTCGTACCTAACGTAAAACCGTCAAAAACTTTTCCAATGATTACATCGTATGGGCTATTGCGTTTTAGTGTTGATGTAATTTCTAGATCAGGATGTTCCCAATCTCCAGGCATATCTTTTAGACTATGCACAGCAACATCAATTTCATTATTGACTAAAGCTAATTCTAATGCACTACAAAATACACCTTTACCACCAATCTCACTCACCGGTACATCGGGGTTTAAATCGCCTAATGTTTTAATAACAACTATTTCAGTATCACACGATACTATGTTACAAGAACGTAAGTCATTACAGGCTCGTTTAGCATATGCTAATGCTAAGTCACTACCTCGAACTCCTACTCTAATCATCATGACCATCTCACCGTTGGTGGAAGACTCATTAGAATCGCATCCATGTTACCTCCTGTTTTAAAACCAAAACGAGTTCCTCTATCATATAATAGATTAAACTCAACATATCGTCCACGTTTAATTTCTAACATTTCTCTATCTGCTTGAGAGTAATTCATCTCTAACGTAGGAGTAACAATAGATCGTATTAAATCATTAAATGTATTACCAACATCTTTTACAAAATCAAAGCTCATATCCTTTGGATCGTGGTATTCAAAAAACAGACCGCCTACGCCACGCGTTTCTTTACGATGTGGCAAATAGAAATACTTATCACACGCTTTACTAAAATCAGAATAATACTCTGAATCGTATCCATTACACATATCTTTCAATTCGTTATGGTATGATTCTTTATTGAATGGCATACAAGGAGTAACATCCATGCCACCACCAAACCATTCTTTAGTGCTTGTTTTTAAGTAACGTGTATTAAAATGCATTGCAGGAGCATGCGGGTTCCAAGGATGAAGAACAACGCTGATGCCAGTAGCCTGATATCTATTGTGCTCTTCAGTACCTGGAATTTCGTGTGCAAACGAAGGATCAAATTCAGATTCAATCTTAGAGAAGTTTACAGTTGCTTTCTCAAACACATCACCACGCAAAGTCATATGCCGTTGTGTCCAGCCTTCTTTTCCCGTGGGCTCGTGGCTTTCCATTTTGCTATCTATATCTTCTATAGTACTACAAATTTCATCTTGGAGGGTTTTAAACCACTTAGCGTATTCATTAAACATTATCAATCCACCTTATCTTGTTGCCATAGTGTTCTTCGAATTGACGTATCAGTTCTTCATATGTAATCAGACTTTCATCTTCTATATTGTCCAACCAATCACCAAAGGCATTCCAGTCTTCTGTACGCATAGGAGCAACACCATATTCTGATTTGCCGCACCAGTATGTATCATCATCTAGTCCATAGATGTCGATACGACCACAAGAATAGCTTTCTAAAAAGTCTTTATACTCTACTACTGGTAATATCTTCCCTGATGTTTTCTTCAATACAAACGGTATGTCCCTTTCCTCATACCAACGAGTAGAAACAGGACCCATCCAATTTGTGCTATAACTAATCAAATCTATTCCTTACGGTATCAATAAAATATGTAATATTACGAGTAGGAGTAGTCTTATGAATACCGTGACCGAGTCCGCATATCCAACCAGTAGTATCAACTCCATCTAAACTATCAAGCCACTTATCTAATTCGTAATGATACAGTTTATTTTCTAGTAACATATGCTGTTCATTGAAGTTACCTTGAACAAAACCATTCTTATGTGTCTGTAATGTTTTAGCTAAATCTTCAGTAGAATCAATACCGATGCCAGCAAAATTCATTTTCTTTACTTTCGGCAAAGAGCCTTTTGGTAAATCACGTGAATAATAACCAACGTTACCAATCAATGCAAGTTGCTCAAGCATTGGTAGATATGTATTTTCGTAATATGCTTTACTTATATTACTTAGACCACTATCGAAAATCATTACGACATCAGCGCCTGCTACTTTCTGTGCTCTAATACTTTTAACCATTAATGGAATAATAACTTCTGTAAGATATGTAGTCTTAAAATCATTGCTTACTTTATTACCACCAAGAGCATAATTCAATACACTCCAAGGACCACCAACAAATCCAATTAGACTCTTATGATCTGGTAGTATATCTCGAGTAGTAGCCATAGCTGTTTGTTGAAAGTCTAGATGATCCATTGCCTTTTCAACATCAGTATGGTTTTGCCAATTATCTTCGTTAAGATGAAACTCAAACTTAGGGGCTGGATCAAACTTCAAAGGAAGTCCTAGCCCTTCGACATGCCAAAGAATGTCACTAAACAATATAGCAGCATCAAAGTCAAAATCATTAATTGGCAACATAGCAACTTTAGAAGCGATCTGTGGTAGTTTACACATCTGCTCAAAGTTGTATGATTCTTTTATTTCCATATACGAAGGCTGATAACGACCAGCTTGTCTCATCATCCAAATAGGAGGACACGACTGCTCTACTCGATTAACAGCATTAGTAAATTTATTTGCGTCCATTTCTAACTTCCTCTATTCCCAACGGTAGTAAATATGCTCACCAATGCGACCAACCATGCGCAAAGAAGATGCCCAGAATGGATTTACATATGTTGCATGATAATGTGTTGCACCTTCAGAAATACCTCGATATTCTTTAAACTCGATCATATTATATGCTACGGTCTGAGCTTCAAACCAGCGGTCTAAATCTACAGGTACATCCGGCTTTCCATCGCAATACCAAGAAAATTGACAATCTTTTCGGCCTGACTTATAACCGTCTTGTACTACGTCGCAGATCGTATCAGGGTAACGGCGGTCTGCTACACGATTTAAAACTACATCCGCAACACCAGCTTTATCTGCTAAATTACTACTACGAGCTTCGTAATAAACATTAAGAGCTAAGCATTGAGCCTCAGCTTCATTTGCTTGCACAAATTGCGTAGTGCGCATAGCTTGATTTGCGTAAATTGGAGTAAACGCGGTACCAATAATCATAGTACCGGTTAGGATAGTACTGAGTATATTAATCAACATGTATCTTCCTCATTTCTTATAATAATATTATAAGTTAGTTAAGGAATAATGTCAACTACTTTTTAGGTTATTTAGCAAGTTTTTTAGACGCCAAACTGTAGTTTTTGTTGCTACATCTTCTGCCCAGTAACTTTCGTTTTCAGTTAAGTCAGAAAGCATCTCAAGGAGCATCATGCGATCAGCCCTCAGAGAATCGTTCTCTCTGAGGACATAAGCTTTCTCTTTCTTATGATGATCGATTTCTAGCTGAAGAGCTTCAACTGTTCTTTCGTTTACTTTTAGCTTTGCCATTTTTCACACCATATTTTTCTAAGAATGCGTAATCGCTAACGTATGCTCTCTCAATGAAGTCAATTTGTTCTTCAGAAAAATCTGCAGCAGTAATGTCTTTCTTAGTTACATTATGCATTTGATCTATACCAAAGTACTTATTAACATCTTCACGACGTACAACTTCTATATCCTCAAAGCTTTCAGTATCAACAAACCGGCATTGTGGATGGAAGTGATGGACCTGGTGCCCAGACGTAATCTTATTAAGATTAGCAAAAAACAAATCAATCTTTTCTTGCTTTGTCAGCTGAGTTATATCTTTGTCAAAGGTACTAAAGATGTCTTTACCGTAGTCAGAGTAACGTTGCTTATCAGTAAGGTACACATTAATCAACGAAATGAATCGATCGATTGGATCTGTAAATATCATGATAGGCTTTTTCTTTTCTTCAACGAAACGGTTATACAATCTAGTATCACGCATTACTTGAATACGCGATGGAAAGCTTTCTTTAATGGTTACAGAACAACTGCGTGGAACTTCAAACCAAAGCTTCTCATGATTATTTTCTAGGTCATATAATAAAGGCCATTCTAATTTTTGGCACCAATAACAATTGCAATCATTAAACACGTGATTTGAATCAAGCTTAACTTCTGGTAATAAGAACTCTTTAACTAAAGGAGATTCGAAAATTAGTTTAGGAAGACTATCATGTGGATATCTTTTAAGAATATGATCTTCATTACTATCAGGAGCAATGTTACCTTCAACAGGTTCTGTAGTATCTACGAATTGCTTATAGTCTGCGTAACCGCCTTCAGTATGCCATTTAAAGCTATCAAAAGCATGAGCAAAAGATTCTGCCTTTGTTTGACGTTGAGCATTGCTGCCCATCCAAGCAAAATGCCAACCCATATCTTCTTGCACAATACCGTCTTGAGTTGGAAACCGAATTGGTATATTAATATTGCCGCAACGAATGTTACTGATTTTGCAATGCTGAATTTGCTCTTTGGTAGCTATAAACATAGCTCGCTTCCAAATAACGGCCCGGCCATCTTTATGATGGATTCGTAAATCAGCTCTACCTTGAAGATATACTAATGGAACTTTAACAATAATATTAGGATGATTGTGAGCTTGTTTTGCTAACCACTTAATATGTTTTGGATCAATGATTTCATCAGCATCACCGTAAATAAACACATCGCGCTTTTCAAAATCTCGCAATGCCATCATCACAGCGTCTTTTTGTAAACGTTCACGAACACGCGCTAGTAGCGAATCTTTATTACTAGCGTTATTACCAGCATTCCTTCGATCTATATCTAGAATTTCCAGATCTTCGGTCTCAGGAATATCATGTTCAATATAGATAATCTTTTCTATAGGCAGACCAAGCTTGCGAGCCACCTCCGGGAACTTTCGTTCCACGGGATGACCAGCATGAGTCTTATTTGATTCAACAATAATGAATTTATCTACGTGGTCTTTTAACAGATTTACACGCAGATAAAGTAGTTCTTCTCCGTAGGGAGCAAACCAAGGAAAACAATCTACAACTTGCATATTAGCCTCTTCTTTCCAAAACAGTTAATCCATTATTATTTGTCTTATGCGTCCTGAACTTCCAATGAGGATTTGCAATTACAAAATCAATAATCGCTGGAAGTAATCCTTGACCAGCCATAGCTTTACGATCGGGATTTTTAGCCCAATCTGCTTGTTCATCACGTACACCATAAGTGTGTGTATCATGGAAAGCAAGATACTTGCGGGCAGCATTACCGTGAAGCTTTAGTTCATCACGTAATTGCCTTTGTGAATGCCAAGTATCAATAAAGATCATATCAGTTGGTTCAATAAGAAGACTAAGAGTATTACCCTTTTCATATTCTACATCTTTACCGACCTTACGAGCCATTTTAAATAGGTTCATAAGAGGATTATGAATTTCCAGATCGTATGCTCTAAGGGTCACAGGAGCCTTCAGAAAGGCCTTTGTACTAGAACCAAACCTACTACCAAACTCAGTAACATGTGTGCAGTCTAAGGCTAGTGTGAGCAAGTCATGCACATGTTCATTAATATCAGACGGATTATTCAATTCGTCTTGGTATTCTTTTTCAATGATTCTTTCAAAATCTTTCATATTCATATGTCTAACCACCTTCTATTTTCTAATGTCCATTTAACTACTTCAGCAATACGTTGTTGTACAGCAGTTGGCTCCCATCCCATTTGTTTCATACGTTCACCACTAAGAGCATATCGTAGATCGTGACCCGGACGTGAAGAATGGAAATCTTGCATTTGATACTTTAATTCTTTACCTTGTGCATCAGCAATCATTTGTGCTAACTCTAAGTTAGATAACTCAGTAGCACCGCAGATGTTAAACTTAGGACACTTAACGCCATTGTTATTTGTAACATTTAGTGTACCTTCGTGCTCAAGCAAGAACAAAGTGGCGTCTGCAACATCTTCAGCGTGAATATAATGACGTGAACCAGCGATTGTTTTAGTCTCATCAGAGTGAATTGTTACCATACCACCATCACGTACATTACGGATAGTCATAGGAATAAACTTCTCAGGATGTTGACGTTCACCAAACACATTCATTGTATGCGTAATATAGATAGGCATATTATATGTATTTTGATATGCTACGCAAAGTTCTTCTGCGCCTGCTTTAGAAGCAGAATAAGGATTGGTAGAATTGTAACGATCGTACTCGTCGTAGTTAACACCTTCTGGCGCAGGACCAAATACTTCGTCAGTTGAGAAATATAGGAAACGTTCTAAGTTTGGTTGCTTACGTGCAAATTCTAAAATGTTACATGTACCAACAACGTTATCCATTACAAATTCCATTGGAAAGTCAATTGACCTATCAACGTGTGATCCAGCTGCTAAGTGTGCAACAATATCAACGTCGCCGATATCTGCAACAAGCATTGGATTGAATTCTGCTTTTAGATCGTGGAAAATAGTACGAAGACGCTTACGTTCTTCTGGGGTTCTTTCTTGAAGAAGATCATGCAAACGATTGAGGTTGCCGCTGTAATCTAATCGATCTACAGTAACAATTTCCCAATCAGTTCTTTTGAGTACTTGGTTGATCAGATGGTGTGCAATGAAACCACCGCCACCGGTAATTAGGATTTTCTTAGCCATTATATCTCCGTCATCAATAACATTGTGTAAGTGTTTATAAACCCTCCACATCGAAGGGTTGTTGAGTTTATTTATTTACTTTAGCCAACCAATCTTTTCACCAGCATCGATTCTTCGTTCAGCTTCTGCTTTTGAACCAGGATAGCGAGTAGCCCAAACGATAATTAACGCAAAAGTAATAGCCATATAAATGGTAGCTTTTACGTTTGCAAGAGTAAGGAAAAAGACCACAAGTGATGTAGACATTACCGCAACCATTAGATACTTTGCTGGAGTTGGATACACTCGATATTTACTCCACTCTTTAATGAATGGACCAAATCGCGGGTGATTCATAATCCAAGCGTGGAATCTTGGACTTGATTTTGCAAAGCAAAACGTTGCCCCAAGAATTGGAGTACTCCAAGGTAAGCCTGGAAGAATGACTCCAAGATAAGCTACTCCTACCAAGATAATTCCTAGTGTAAACCAAAACGCTCTTTTAATTTTATTCATAATAATTTCCTTTTGTTTAAATCTAGCAAAATATGCATTTTGAAGTTGATTCATTTCAATACCTCTTTTAATGCTTCAACAAGCTGTATCATCATAATATCATCATGAAACGGCGTAGGTGCTATTCTTAATCTTTCTGTACCTGCTTCTACGGTTGGCGCATTGATTGCCTGAATATATATACCGTATTCATTTAAAAGACGATCACTTGCAGTTTTGCACTTAAACGCGTCATTAACCATTACTGGTACTATGTGTGTACATGCGGTTTTGTGTATTGGTATACCAGCTTCAGCTAGCATTTCTTTTAGTTTTGTAGTTCGTTCTTGGTGCTTATCTCTTAGTTGAGGATGATCACGGAGATATCTGATAGATGCCAAGGCTCCGGCACAAATGACTGGGCTTGTTGATGTCGTGAATATAAACCCGCTAGCAACACACCTAATAGAGTCAATGATATTAGTGTTACCGACAATATAGCCACCTTGTACCCCGAATGCTTTGCCGAGTGTACCATTGATAATATCAATCCTATCTGTTAAACCTAACTTTTCGCACCAACCCGCACCTTGTTCACCGTATAGACCAACAGCGTGGACTTCATCAATATAAGTAATTGCGTCATATTTATCTGCAAGATCACAGATAGCTTCCATCGGACTAATATCACCATCCATAGAATAAACAGACTCAAATACAATACAAGGAATGTGTTTTGCCTTTACTGCGGCTTTGAGTTGTGCTTCTAAATCATCTAGATTATTATGTTTAAAAATCTTTTTAGTAGCCCGACTATGCGACATACCAACAATCAACGAAGCATGATTTTTACTGTCAGAAATAAAACAAATATTTGGAATAATTTTGCTCAACGCAATAAGAGACCATTCGTTAGCAACATAAGCACTTGTGAAAAGTAACGATGCAGGCTTAGAATGTAAACTAGCAAGTTCTCGTTCTAGTGTTACGTGATACTGTGATGTTCCACCAATATTTCGAGTACCGCCAGAACCAGAACCAGATTGATCTAATGCTGTATGCATGGCGCTTACTACATATTCGTTTTGGCCCATACCAAGATAATCGTTTGAACACCAATTAACAATGTTCTTTGGCGCATATTTACCATACCATATAGCTTCTGGGAAAGATCCACGTTCTCTAAGAATATCATTGAATACTCTATAACGACCATCTACGCAAAAATCTTTTATTGTTTGTTCAAAATATTCTTCATACATTACAGTGAGAACCCCTTGAATGTATCAGATGATACATCTTGTTTTGTGCCACCTTGAACATAAGAAGTAATTTCTGTTTCTTGTGGAGCCACTTGAACATCAGCACCAGAGATCCATTTTTGGGTCCAAGGCAGCGGATTACTTTTAATACTATAAGGTGAAGTGAGTTTTACATTAGTCATACGACGAGTTGCAATGAACTCGATATATTGTGAAAGCAACTCTGTATTCAAACCAATCATAGATCCATCTTTGAATAGATATTTTGCCCACTGTTTTTCTTGATCTACTGCATCAACAAACATTTGAGTACATTCTTCGCGTGTTTCTTCTTCAATCTTTACAAAGTCTTTATCTTCTTGTTTAAGCAACTTAAGCATCATTTGAGTAGAAGCAAGGTGGAGGTTTTCATCACGAGCAATAAGCTTAATGATTTTAGCATTACCCTCCATCTTCTTCAATTCTGCAAATGCCCAAGAGCATGCAAACGAAACATAAAAACGAACACCTTCAAGAATATTAACACTCATCAAGCAAAGATACAAAAGTTTCTTTAATTGATATAGATCAACTACTACTTTTTTGCCGTTAACTGTATGTGTACCAACACCCAATAGGTTATAGTAGCCAGCCATCTCAATAAGAGCGTCATAGTAACCTGAGATAGACCCAGCACAATCTGCAATCTCTTTAACATCCAGCATCTCATCAAAAATCTTAGATGGATTTGAATAGATGTTACGAATGATATGAGTGTAAGAACGACTATGGATCGTCTCGGAGAATGTCCAAGTGATAATCCAGTTTTCAAGTTCGGGCAATGAAACAATAGATCCAAAGCTTTCTGCTGGTGCTCGACCTTGTACACTATCTAGAAGAATTTGTCGCTTCAGATTTGAAGTAAAGATGTGTTGTTCATGCTCAGTAAGAGCTTTAAAATCTTTTGCATCTTGGTAGATATCTACTTCTTCTGGCCGCCAAAAGAATCCAAGCTGTTTATCGGTAAGTTGATCAAACTGCTTATACTTGAGTGTGTCATAACGCTGAATTGTTGGTCCCCCAGTTGGATCCAAAAAGGAAGCAACTGAGGTATGGTCAACGCGGTTTTGGACATCAAAAACGCTCATCTAAATTTCCTTGTGTAATTTCTTGTTCTTTTTTATTTTAACACTATTAGGTGATAATGTCAACCTTTAAATTGTGCACGACTCGCAATCTTCGTCATCTAATTCGCCTAGAGCTAATTGCTCTTCAGTCATTTTATCAGTATCAATTTCACCTTGACCATCGAATGTATTAAAGTAATACAATTGCTTTCCGCCGTACTTATAAAACATTAACAAATGCTGTAATAGAACGCTCATTGGAATCTTTTCATCTTCAAAGAATACTGGATTATAGCTCGTATTAACTGAGATACCTTGATCGATATACTTCTGCAATACTGCCATAATCTTTAAGTAACCTTCAGGAGACTTTTGATCCCACAATAAATCATATTTATTTTTAAGACGACGGTATTCAGGTACAACCTGCTTGAGAACTCCGTGCTTACTCTGCTTGACACTTATAAGACTACGGGGTGGTTCAATACCATTAGTAGCGTTAGCGACCTGTGCAGAGGTTTCAGAAGGCATCAGAGCCATAAGAGTAGAGTTACGAATACCCGTTTCTTTCAGTTGCTTGCGAAGGCCTTTCCAATCCATACGTTCTTTATGCTTGACCAACTCGTCAAGATCTTTCTTATATGTTTGATTAGGTGTAATGCCTTGGCCATATTTAGTTTCAGAAGCACCTGAGATATTGCCTTGCTCAATAGCTAGATCAGCTGAAGCTTTAATAAGATAATAAGACCATGATTCAGCGTACTCATCAATCAACTCTAAGCCCTCTGGAGTGATATCCTGATAGCTTAGGTCATGCTTTGCCATCCAATAAGCAAAGTTAATAATGCCCACTCCGATAGGTCTACGCTTCTCTGTAGACAGTTGTGCAGCAAGAACTGGATAATTCTGGTAACTTAGCAAAGCATCTAATCCACGAACTGCTAGTGTACATGCTTTTTCAAAATCAGCTGGTGATTTAACGTTACCCCAGTTAATAGCAGAAAGAGTACATAGACTAATTTCACCTTCAGGATCGTTAATATCATTCAAAGGCTTAGTTGGCAATGTAATTTCTGCGCACAAGTTACTTTGACGAATAGGAGCAAGATCAGGCAGGAATGAACCATGATCGTTTGCATTATCTACGTTCTGCAGATAGATACGACCAGTGTTTTTACGCTCATCCATAAACGAACTAAACAACGCTGCAGCCTTGAGTGTTTTCTTACGTAGCTTTGTATTACGTTCTGCTTTTTCATACAGTTCACGGAACTTATCTTGATCTGCATAGAACGCGTCGTATAGGCCTGGAACATCGCTTGGTGAAAACAATGTGATATCGCCACCAGTAATTAGACGCTCGTACATCAACTTATTAAACTGTACACCATAATCCATATGACGAACGCGGTTATCTTCAGTACCTTTGTTGTTTTTTAGTACAAGAAGATCTTCTGCTTCATAATGCCAAATAGGATAATAAATTGTACCAGCTCCACCACGAACACCACCTTGCGAACATGATTTAATCGCTGTTTGGAAGTGCTTATAGAAAGGAATAACACCGGTATGATATGCGTCACCTTTACGAATAGGAGTACCAACTGCACGAATTGACCCTGCGCCAATACCAATACCAGCTTTTTGACTTACATATTTTACAACGGCAGATGCAGTAGCGCTAATGCTGTCAAGAGAATCGCCAGTTTCAATGAGAACACAACTACTGAACTGACGTTGTGGCGTACGAACACCGGCCATAACAGGAGTTGGCAAGCTAATGTCGTGTAGAGAAATAGCATCGTAATAATCCTTTACGTATTGCAGTCTAGTTTCTTCTGGGTACTTATGAAACAATACAGATGCAATAAGAATATAACACATTTGAGGTGTTTCAAATATCTCGCCAGTAACACGGTTCTGCACAAGATACTTACCACGTAGTTGTTCCATTGCTACATAAGTTAGACTTTCGTCACGGTCATGCTTAATGAAACCATTGATCTTATCCCACTCTTCTTCAGTATAATATGAAATGAGTTCTTGATCATAAAAGCCACGTTGAATATTTTTCTTTACTAACTCGAGGACATGAATTGGTTCGTATCCATCATATACTTCTTTACGCAACGCGTAGTTAATTAGACGGCCACCAACAAATTGATAGTTTGGCGTGTCTTCATTAATAAGATCAGCTGCAGCTTTAATTAGAGTCTCTTGGATTTCAGAAGTTTTCATACCGTTATAAAACTGAATCTGACTACTAATTTCAACTTCGCTTGGGCTAACGCCGGTAATACCTTCACATGCGTGGAAAACCACTTTGTGAAGCTTTTCAACGTTCAATGGTTCTTTTAGACCATCTCGTTTGGTAACTTGAATCATGCTTCTTCCTTTATAATATAATCGATCTTGATCTGGTTCATTATTTATATTGCCATCTTAGCTTTAATTGTATCATGGTGAAGATAATTTGTCAATGTAAATTTACTAACTGTATCATTAGTATATTCATTAATAAATAAAAGTTCAAATGATTCATCAATGTTTAATGTTGGTGCCGCAAAGCTAGTACGCGATAATTGCTCGTTTACTTGATCAAAATGGTTACTGTAAATATGAGCATCTCCAATAGTATGGACTAACTCGCCTACTTCTAAACCACACTCGCGTGCAATAATATGTGTAAGGAGAGCATATGATGCAATATTAAATGGTACACCAAGAAATACATCTGCACTTCTTTGGTACATCTGGCAACTTAACTTTCCGCTGTATACTCTAAATTGAGACATAACGTGACACGGCGGAAGCGCCATTTTATCTATCTGATTAGGATTCCATGCATTAAGGATTAGTCGTCTGCTATCTGGGTTTGATTTAATTTCATTAATAAGCCACTCAATTTGATCAAATCCTTGTCCATTAAAGTCACGCCATTGAGCACCGTAGACTGGACCAAGTTCTTTATAGAACCGGTTATTTGGATATCCTAATGCAACACCTTGGTTATCAGCATTGTCAGTCCAAATAGTTTTTTTATCTTCAAGCACAGACCGATGTTTACCATATGTAAGCTCAGCTAATCTGCGTTCATCAGTACTACCTTCGAGGAACCACAATAGCTCTCCGACAACAGATTTCCATGCAAGCTTCTTTGTAGTTACAGCAGGAAATCCTTCTCTCAAGTCAAACCGCATTTGATGACCAAAAATAGAACGTGTACCAGTTCCGGTACGGTCATTTACATCTTCGCCTGACTCCATAATAACACGTAGTAATCTTTCGTAATCATACATCGTTTTTAATCCATTTTGTGATTGTTCCAAAGCTTTTTACTTCCCAAGATGCGGCAGAAAATTGCTCCGTGATTTGTTCTTTTGGCAGGAAAGTATCGCAGTTATAATCACCTTGAACGTTATTCAGCCAGAGTTCGTCAATATAAGGCATCATCCCTTCAACTAATTGAGCGCCGCCAATAACCCAAATATCTTTATTTGCAAATTTTATTTGCGGCAGGATCTTTAACAAACTTCTCATATCTACCACAATATTACCTAGCGCGCCTTTAATGTCTTGTGTTGTTACAATAACATTAGTTCTATTAGGCAGAGGTTTAAACGGTAGACTATCCCAAGTATTACGGCCCATAATTACTACATCGCCAGATGTAGTTTCTTTAAACCATTTTAAATCTTCGTTATTTTTTGGCCAAGGTAAATCACCGTTTTTACCAATTCCCCAGTTTGCGTCATGTGCTAATATAGCTCTAATCAAGTTTTTCTCCATGATGTAAATTTTAATTCTGCCTGCAAGCCTTGATATACGTGGTCTTCAATTAGCTTTTCTACATTTAATCCAGCCAAGTGCAGTTCGTTAATATCTTTACCTGGTAGGTTCTCAGGCCATATACAAATTTTGTAACCATTCTTTATTACTTTTTCCATACGCTTGTGTATTTCTTTGTTGCGGGGTTCTGAATCAAACACATAAATTGCGTTTTCATTTGCAGAGTTGCCGTTGCCTTCAGCGCCATTCATAGAGATAGCATTTTCAAGGAACATACTATCGATAGCACCTTCAACGATATAATACGGATGATCTAAGTTAACTTTATCTAGACCAAAGATCTTTGGTCTTTCATCAAACATAATAGTTATATATCTGATTCCCTTAGGATTAAAACCACGCGCAGACACACCAAAGACTTTACCGTTTTCATCTAAGAAAGGTATTACTAATCTTGGTTCATCTTTGCCGATTTTTGCTGGATCAAACTTGTTTGGAATAATCTCGTTAATCCATGTCATAAAGTGACGAGCATAGAATAAGCGATAGTGATGATTAGTAGGTATCATTCGTTTATTAATATACTTCTTTATAGGATGATCGTATGCTAACTGACTAATCTTTTTGAGTTTTTTGAGGGGATCTTTACTGAACACAGGAGCTCTAGTTTTAAATTGCTCAACTGGCTGTTCTTTCTTGGTATCTCTAACAGTTGTGTTTGCTACAAACTTTTCAGCAATATAATCATTATATAATAGAGGGTCAACTGTTTTAAGAAAGTGATTGAAGCTATGGCTTGCACCACAATTGTGGCAGTAATATGAGAACTTGTTATCACGCTCTAACAACCAACCACGAGCCTTTGAACGATTCTTTTGAGAATCGCCACAGATAGGACAACGAAAGTTGATTTTGTAAGGATTTGTATGTTTTATTTTGAAGTGATCAAGACGACCAGAAAGCATCTGAGCAAATTGAATATCAATAAATTCTGCCATATTATAAAGTGTCCACAAGTTCAATACATAAAACCATTATAGCACATAAATGCTATGATGTCAATACATGATTACATTATATAGAATGTTATAGATACATTATACACCAATACGCATCAGGTGTCAACCTAAAAATTTACTCCATTCGATATTAGTTACGATAACAATAACAGTTGCGCCGAGGCCCATAATGTACCATTTCCACTGCTCAAGCAACTTAATACGATCGTCTAATCGAACAAGTCTTGCTTCTAAAGCGCCGTTCATCTTAGCAAGTTGTGTCATAATTTCTTCGTTACGTTCTTTACGATTTTGTCTACTTTCCGCTGCAAGCTTTTCGTGATCTGCATACGCGGATTTACGATACTCTTCAAGTCTTGAATTGATAATGTTATAGTTACTTAAATCTTCTTTCTTGTTTAAAGCAATCCTTTCATCTACGCCATCAAGTTTTTCAACTGTGTTTTTAAGTATCTCACCTTGTACAGCAACTTGAGTGGCAATCTCAGTCATTGAATTTAATGCGCTGTCGAATTTTACAAAAAATCTTTCGACTTGTTTAATGTCTTTTTTAATTAGTGCAACATCCGTTTGCAAACTATTATTCTGGTCAGTCACGATACTCTCCGTTTAAAGCGAAAAAACCTTGCAGATTTTAGCTAATAAAATACTACAAGGTTAATGTGCTTATACTTTTAATTTATTATCTGCTATTATTTATTCATCCCAAACTTTCCGATATAATAAAATTACTTGGTTTTGCTGCTGAATGTATGCTCTAATATCGCTTAAATTCAAAGCAATATCCTCGTAACCTTTTGCAGTTAAGGCAAACAAAACTTTATCGTCTTTTAAATTTGTGAGTACTTCTTCAATATTCTCAGGAGTAACAATAATAAACTCTATCTCTTTTAGTTCAAGAGTATCTGGTAGTGTTACTATAGGTTGGGGTGGTGTGACATATTCGGTGTTAGTTACTATCTTCGCTGGTGGCTGTACTGGATTCGACGAGCACGCCGCGAGTGATAAAATCATCATAAATCCAAGGACATTCACTATTAAATGCTTTACCATTCGTAGCGCTCCTTTCATTGTCTGTTAAAGGTGCACCAGATTCTAACTCAAAGCATCTGAATGCTCTATTTGATGCCGTGTTAATAACTCTTTCAACTAAGGCAGGTTTTGCTGCAGCTAATGCACCAATATCGTGTTTACCTAATCTGTTTTGAAGTTGATTATTTTGTTCGCGGATTAAACTGTAACTTTGTTGCAACGCTTGAAAATCTTCACGCTGTTTTTCAAAGTTTGTTTCCATTTGAGCAATAGTATTAATATTATTTTGATTGGCTTGTTCTATCTGCTCTACATTTGCAGTTAATTGCGCATTGTAAGCAGTTAATTCCATGATAGTAGCCTGAGTAGACTTGTAGTACCAAGCGCCACCGCCTGCTACTACCATGAGAATCATTCCGACATATAAAAATGAAGGCATAAGATTAAAACGACTTACTTGTCATCTTCGTCTTCGTCTTCGTCTTCATCGTCTTCATCGTCTTCTTCATCTTCATCTTCCATGTCATCTTCGTCTTCCATGTCATCTTTTTTAGCTTCCATGATTTCGACGTATTTTTCCTCAAGACGATCTTGAATGCGTGACTCGATTTCTTCTGCAAAGGCTTCTTTCATTTCTAGTGGACGCCCTGCCATTGCTTCTGCAACAATTTTCTCTAAAGACATGTTTCTCTCCTTTTGGATTATTAATTTGTTTTATGTAGTACTATTTATTAACCAAGTAACTTTGATTGTGTAGCTGGACCAACAATGCCGTCTGCGACTAAGCCATTGATATTCTGCCATTTCTTAACACTAGTTAGTGTACCGAAACCAAAATCACCATCTGATGCAATACCGAGTGCCTTCTGCATTTCTGCAACATCATCACCTTTCATGCCTTTTCGTAATGTTCTCTTGCTTGCGCTTGTAGCTTTTGTTACTGGAATATCACTTCCACCTAGAATAGCCTTAGCATCTTTATACCGGCGGTTACGATCTTCTAACCCTATTGTACCACCGTTAATAGCCTTTGTCAACCCTAGATTGTCGTCTGCATCAGCAAAACGAGCTAGTTTGTTAGTTTTCCAAAACCAACACGCAGACTCCATAGCACCCTTAGGTGTTGCTACGTATTCTGCTGCTTCGTCTGCTGTAATTCCAACTGTCTTTCCAAATGCTGCATAATTATTTCGACCTGTAAGTTGCTTAATGCCACGTCCGCGAAACAACCAGCCATCGCCGGCGTTGGTATTGCCAAGAGCGCCACGTGAAGATCTGAATTCGTCTTGGTATACGTAGTTAGCAATCTTTTCAGGTTTCCTAGCATATTCTTTAGCATTTCTCTTTCCTTTTCCAAAATAACGACCAAAAACAGAATTTAATGCTTTTTCGCTATAGTTCAGATTTTCTTCTAACGCAGTAAAGTCTAATGACTCGTGAGCGCATTGTGCCATGAAACCTGCAATTCGATTCGGTGTATTGATTTCATATTGCTCAAACATAGGAAGAGCAGCTTCAAACCAAGCTTCAGCATCCTTGTTTTTCGGAATCATTGCACTGAATTGTTGTAATGTAATCATTTAAGATCTCCAATATTTACTATGTCTCTTAATCTTTTCTTCTTAGATTTAGTATTAGAAGAGGTCCATTTCTTTTGCCCCTTCTTAGTCATATGACCAGCATCCATACCAGCAATATTACCGCTACTTACGTTATTAGTAGGTTCTTCGTCTAATTCAGGATTAATATCAATATTCTTGTTGACAGCTTCTGAAAGTGTGATATAATTGACATATAGGTCATTAAATATAGATAATGATTCTTCTAATTGTTCTTCAGTCATATCTTCATTAAGCATTGATTCATCTGTAAAGACTTTGTATTCTTTAATTAAGAATAACGCTGCAGCATATGAAGCTATTGAAGAACTACCACCAGGAATTTTTCCTAATAGCTTCTTAAGATTAGCAACCATCACATCAAAAAGACCAAAAGCCTTTCTCTGTATAGGATCACGATCTTTTTTCTTTATTAATACTTTTCCATCTTTATCAATTACACCTTCTTTGAAAGCATCCCATTTTATAAATGGAGTAGCTAACCTACGGATAAATTGATAAACTAAAAATAGATCGACGATCATGCGTCATATTCCTTCGAGTAATTCTTCTATGGATGCGTCTGCATCGATATTATCTGTACTTAAAGTTACATCGTCATATTGAATAATCTGAGGCATATAATTTAAGTATTCTACAAACGGTTTTAGACAATCATGAAACTCGTGAAGTTTCATAAACAGCATATTTGTTGCTGCTGGCCCAAACACATTATATATAATAATCAAGTGATTAAGAATCAACCTTTCCTTAAGGTCCGCATCTTGTCTGTACCTGCCAAAAAGCTTGCGCAGGTACTGGAATCGCTTTAAATCTTCCTCAAACTCTACAATATCAGAGCACTGAGGATTATCATAATGTTTAGACGCAAACAACAGAAAGGTTGATTCTGTTAATATCATATTATATTATATCTCTTAAGCGTCAGCTACGACTAAATCATCGCCAGCCGCTTGAACTGTGCCTGTACCTACAGCAGTTTCGCTATTCATAACAAATGTATCTCCAACTGCGTATGGTGAATTGTCGCCGCCTGCGTCAAAAGTTTCCCAGACAACATCGCCTAGTGATCTGATAACGTATGTTACTGCAGGTAACGCAGAGGTAAACGCAATAATTTCGCCATTCACGCCAATATCACCAGCATCTGCAGCAGATACTTTCATTGCTACAAGAACTTCTGAACGATGACGGCCGCCAGCATTGCTATATAGATTCCAACCTGGAGTCTTAAGACCCTTTGCACGGTTAGAAGCTACACCAGCTTCGGTCACGTCAACAAATACTGCGTTATCAGCATCGTTTGAAGCGTTTGTGTTATTAGCATCTGTTTCCAACCATTTCGGTACGGAAGCTAGCTCGTCTGTTTTTCCCCATAGTGCCATTGGTAATTCTCCTTAAAGATGTATGTTTTCTTATTGTTATTTATTTGTTTCTTCAAATACTACAGGCACCATTATGGAACCTTTTTTACCACCATCAATCATCATCATCTCATCACCCTTTTTGGTGTCTTTGAGATCTTTATGAATCTTACGGAAGTTTGCTTTTGATATATGTACTTCACCGTCTTTGATCGTATAAGCAGCTTCTGCTAAACTAACTTCTTGAAGTGCTTCGCTGATCAGCTCGTTGAGCTCGTCTTCAGTCATGTTTTCTAGATCTTGTGAAGCAATATTGTGCTCATTAATATACTGGGCAGTTATATTATTAATTTCAGATTCACTAAAAGCCTTGTTTTGCTTCAAAAAGTCTTTAACATCTTTAAGAGGGAAACCAATCTTCTTAGCAATCCAAGCAGCCGATTTACCATCATCGATATAGCCTTGAAGTTCAGCCATTTTGCCTTCATTCATTCCTGGCTCTTTACGCTTTCTATCATCATAATTCTTCTGCCAAGGCAAAGTTTTTTTGCTTTTCTTCTTAGCAGCTTCAATATTCTTTTTCTTTTGCTCTGGAGAAACTACAGCTTTAGGATCGTAAGCTTCAGCAACACCCATTGCAGCAGCAACTTTCTTACTACCAAATTGGCCACGAAGAAGATCTGAAATAGCACCTTGCTTATCGTATGATTTTAAGTCTACAGCACCACGACCTTTTTGGTCAAGTGACTTACGTAAGTCTTTTATGGACTTTTTCTTTAGCAAAAGATATTCTTTGTAAACCGGGCTAGACTTATCAACCGCTTCACTCACTGGCTTCTTAGAAGCTTTTAAATATGACTCTTTTGATACCCAGCAAGAAGCATTGAGTTTAGTCGAGTCGTGAGTACAATCGCATCCTGGCTTAGGATTACCTTGTTCGCAACCGCAGTCTTGGCAAACCATGCTAGCAGCTTCGTCGATATGTCGTTTAAAACTTCTCATTAATTCGGGCCTTTTTTTGTTTTGTTAGTAATGTAACCATTTAGTGATATTTATAAAAAGCGATCACCACTTCTCTTTATCTGCCCAATATGCTGCCGACATCTTACCTTTGGCAATGTTTTTACCGTGTCGAGCTTTAAAAGACTTCCGTTTAGCTTTCATCTTATCTGATTCACCACTCTTAGGTTCACCAGCAGTAGAAGCGCCTTGCTCACCAAACCGAATAGTCTTAATCTTATTACCGTCTTTTGCTACAACGATGTGGCTTTTTGTTGGATGACTCGGTGTTCTTTTAGCTTTATTAAAACCAGAAACACCGGCCTTATCAATTCGTGGATCTTTAGCTTCAGTAACCATTTTAGCAAGTTCTCGTGCATCAACACCTTGGTATTGTTTTGCAATTTGAGCTGCGTAATATTCTATACCATGTTTTAATCTAGTACTCTCAGATTTTTTACGATCCCACACATCTTGTAAAATATTAGCAGCATGCTTATACATTTTATTGTATACTAGTTTACCTACTGCTTTACCTGCCCAGCCTTCTTCAACTTCTGTGCTTTCAGATACGTAATCTTTGGCAGGATTCTTTTGGCTTTTAACCCATTTAGATACTGCGGGATTCTTTGGTGTTTTCTTAGCCCAAACCATAATTTTTTTGTATACGTTATTAATTTGGGTAGTAAAATCTGAACCTTCTGAATTATCAATAACATGAAAATTATTACCGAAGAACGCTTGGAATCCGCCAATATTCTTTTGAACATCTTTCCACATCTTAGATACCAACGCAGCTGGCACAGTTCTTGATCTAAGTTTATTTCTATATTGAGCAGTATCTTCGTCGCTATTAACAAATATCATAGAAACATCGTAGCCAAGTTTTTTTAGTGCTACAGCTTGTTGCATAATCTTTTTAAGATCTTTGCCGGTACCATCTATAACTAAACCAAGCCGGCCAGCAAGAGCAAGCTCCATCTGCAACTTTGTTATAGCTTTAGCTTTAGTTCTAGCTTCTTGTCCTTTCGGAGAAATAATATCTTCCGGATCGCCGGTTAAACCAGCTTTCTTTAACGCAACTTCAAATGCAGTATCTGAATTAATTAATTTAAACCCCATTGGTTGCAAAGCAGTTTTACCTACAACAAAAGATTTACCAGATCCAGGACCACCAGCTAAGAAAATAGCTTTAAAAATAGCCGGGTCATTAACACCTTCATTTAATTGTGTATGTTCTTTAAAAGTTATCATATTATCCATTAGGAGTATCTTTTTTCAATCTAGCTAATAGACTAGGTGTGCCTTCTTCGCCAGCTCCACCTTCTTCTTTTAGATTATCGCCGTTTTTTGCATGATAGGTGTGATGAGCGATTCTAACATCTTTCTTAGGATCTTTTGCAGCAATAGTAGAACCTGACTTGTTAGCTGCAGCTTTGCTACTAAAACTAAGTGGCTTACCGTCTTTCTTCCAGACTTTACCATTGATGTAAACGTGGTGAGCTTCCTTGTCACGTTTAGCAGCTTTATCTTCGTGGCCTAGCTCGTGTTGCATTTCTTTTCTTTTAAATGAATCAAACCGTGCTCTTTCAGCACCAGTTCTTTTATAACCAGCTTCATCAATACTTTCAGATGCATCTTTAAAATCTTGATCTGTTGGAGCACCTTTGGATCCGGGCTTCTTCATTGATTCTCCAGAACCATTCTTAATACGCTTGCGTTTAGCATGGATATTAGCCCAAAGTCCACCTTCTTCGATTTCAGATACTTCTTCGTTACGCTTAGACTTTTGGTACGCGTTATACTCTTTACGCTTCTTGTCATTATCAGCCTTTTCTTTAGGAGACATCTGAGACACCGGCTTCTTTTCTTTAGACATCATATCACGTAATTTTTTCATAGTTTTGGCGTCACTCTTTGTTAATGGATCGCGGGCAGTCATAGCAGTCTTGCCATCGGGGATAGTAGCTTCAGCAGCTAACTTAGCAGCAATGGCCATTTTGCGTTTCTTTTCGTCTGACTTATCTTTAAACTGTGGGGCATCAGAGTCTTTAAAATCTTTAATCCAAACGCCCATATCGTCAGAAGGTTTTAAAACTTCATTAAAATGTTCAGTTGCTTCCATCAACTCAATTACTTCTTCTGAAAGATCTTCAACGCTTTCGTTAACAGATTTCTTCTTAAACATGCGGAAGCGACCGTCAACCTTTGGCTTATTATCTTTATCTAGTAACATGTGCGGTTTTTGTAAAATTCTTTGGTCTTTAATAGATGCTTCGTTAATGCTTTCGTTCTTAGAAGATCCGCCAGACATCATAGACTTACGTCGTTCTCTTTCTTTTTGTTTAACTTTTGGTAGGAGCTTGCGAGCGATCTGTTCGATACGACTTTTATTAATCTTTGCAATGCGCTTCTCGACTACCTCTTTCTCACCTGGTGAGAGATCAGCATAACGTTTATTCTTAGCGAACTTTGCTTTGAAGATATTAATAGCAGCTTTCTTTGCGCGCTTTTTCAATACTTCTTGGGAAGCAGTTCTTTTAGCAGCTTTTTCTCTACCGCGTTTAATTTTAAATCGAGCTTTTTTCATTGCAATACCGCGCTTGCGTCTTTGCATACGATCTAGTACTTCGTCTAAAACTTCAACTTCTTCGTCCATTGAAGGATTTATTGCATTAGCTACTTTATCCATAATTTCCTGCGCACTCGATTTAAGGGCTTTTGGTAAACCACCTGCGAATTTTTTAACATCACCTGCAGTAGCAAACTCACGCATTTTAGTACCAGACATACCAGCGGCGCCTTCGCCATCGGCATCTCTTTGACCAGCAGAGATAACTTCAATAGAATCAAAAGTATAGTCTTTGCCGTTATATTTGTTAAGTAACACATTGTATTCGTCAACGCGATCTGAACCAGCAACCATTACTAAATTCTTATATTGACCTGAAAGAGATTTTACAATTAGCATTAATATCTTTAAAGGAGATTTTTTAACTACTGGCCCAAACGCTTTGGTAGCATACTTAATCTTATCGTCATATGACAACGGATCTTTATTAACTGCGCCTTTGCCTGATTTTGATTTAGCACCAGAAGAATGAGAAAGGAAAACCATAGGTTCTGCTTTGCGGCTTTTAGCTTCTTTAAGTACTTTCTCTACAAGCTTTTCATGGCCTGTTGTCATAGGATTCATTCTGCCAAAAGTCATAACTACTGTACCAGACTTTACAGCTTCCTCTAAAGTCGGTTCTAATTCAATGTACTTTTTAGCATCAAACTCTTTGAAGCCTTTAATTTTTTTGTTTGTATCTGGCTTAGCCATTTTATTATCCTAAGATTTATTAATGCAATTACTTTGCTTTATTTATAATTTTTATGAAAAGAAGGTATGAAATCGTAGTTTCTGTTTGCAGATTTACCCCAAATGGTAGATTCTCTTAACCATCCTAGCGCTGGTGTTGGAGATACTATTGATAAAGGAACAGATGTTCTACGTTGTCCTCTAATAAAATAGTCATTATCAATTGCGCTTCTAATACTTTTTTCTTCTATTTCTTGTATAAGTAATTTAGCTGTAGTACGTGTAATAGCATAAGCATGTGCGCCTTCATGTCCCTGAATTGATATTAGTTCTTTAGGAGGGCCTGCTTGCTTATGATCATACTTAGATGGATCTAAAACCTTGTATCCAAGAACCAATATCTGGCCATCTGGTACATCAATAGTTAATGGGTGTAACATTACAGCATCGTGTTCAAGTATCACTGCAGCGTCATCTGGACCTTCTGAGATGGCTTTCCAGATGGCTATGTGACCCGCAGTTGCACACATAGCCTTTTGTGCTTGTGTTGTTTTTTCTAAACGAGCATACTGTTCAGTAGGTAAATTCTTAATACCAAGTTGCCCAAATGCTGATCTACCAGTCTGGTCTTGGAAGCCATTAAAATAAGTCCAGGACATTCCCACTTTATCACAAGAATCTGCGCAGACTTTAGCATACTCGTTTGAAACAGGAGTATTAATTTTTAGAATATAAGCTTTAATTGCCAACATATCACATTCCTTTCAGTTCATTATATAATTCGAAATCTTTGTTAAACGCCGTTTTTAGTTGTTCTAAGCAATGAGCATCAAATACAATCTCATTTTCTTTATTCTTTCTGAAATTTGCTTTGTGATTCGGTAATGGATGAGTTATTACTAAACTTAATTCTTGCATTAAATCAGATATGCATTTATTTATATTTTCATATAACCAATATTCTCCGATATAATCATTTCCAAATTTAGAAAAGTCTGCTTGTATTAAACTTGAGTTTGGTTCATCACGGAAAGTGCCATTAGGCGCTAACCGTTTATATAGAGCTAAATCAATAGGCTTTCCTCTAGCTTTCCATTTTGCGTAGAAATAAAAGAAGCTTTTTTGTCTATCAACTGGATCTCTTAAAACAGAAATAACTTTATAAGTTCTAGCTTGATGTTCTGTTACGATATTTTCTTTAATTAAATCTTCAATAGTAAGATGATAGTATTTAAAATCACGCTTATACTTTTTAACAATATTGCCATCAAGATTGCCGCGTATGTTAGAATCTTCTACTGGAGTATAAATCGCGTTTCCATCTGGAATATTCTTAATGAAAAATTCAGATAAACTACTGCTCGCAGTCTTTGGTGAACGAAGAAAAATTAATTTGTATCTATGAGAAACGTACATTATACACCCCTATCATATGTTATACTATTGGCATGACCAGTGGAACCCCATTTATGATCTGCATAAACTTTATCAGGTCCGTCATATCTTTTTGCGCCACCAATATAAAACAATGGAATAAAGTAATGAGATGGCCAAACATTGAGCTTATGCCTCCAATTTGGTACATGTTTTGAGAGGAACATATTACCCGTAGACCTAAAAGGTTCGCGGCTTAATTCGTTAGCTTTAACTTGGTGCAATGTATCAATAACATGCTTAACAAATTCGTTGCCGGGATTACAAGCCATAATTGGTTGAATGAAATTCTGTCTGCCCTTTTCGTTCTCATAACAAGAATATGCATGATCTTCAGGTGCAGTAAATAACTCATTGGTATTTTCTAAACATACCATATCAGCTTCAGGCCAAAAACCGCCGTGCTCGTATAGAAGTTCGTATCTAATTAGATCAGATACGCCGGGCCATTTGCCCATACTATAATAAGCGTCAATAAGATGTTGGTTATGCCATTTGCGCGATTTTAACATTTCATCTGTAAATATGGAATAGTTCCAGTCCGGATGTTTATCTCTCCATGTATGCATCCATTGCAACGGAGCCGGTTTAGGACCAATCCATATTTGAGTTAGTTTCTTCTCAATATTCATAATAAACCTTACTTCTGAATCCACCAAACGAAATCATCTTCAACATTCCAGGAATTTTCACCAAAGTATTCTGTGACTGCACGTTTAACTGTTGGGAAATGAATATCATGACCTATAACTCTACCACCTGGGCGGACTTTACTTTCCCAAGCTTTAATATCTCTTAAACAACCTTCATAGCCGTGATCAGCGTCAATAAACACGAAGTCTAAACTTCCGTCTGGTATGTTCTTAGCAGCTTCAGTAGTATAATCTTTAATAACGATCGCACGACCTGGATAATTACTAGAGAAAGCTAACAAGTCTTGGTGATATTTGTTGTGACTCCAAGGATGCCCGTTTTCTCCAGGAGTCCATTTTTCTGGGCCATTATTATCTGGTTGTGATTCATATAGATCTACACCGATAAGATTCAAATCTGGGCAAGACTTAATAAGATGTTTAAAATTAGCACCATCATGAATGCCAAGCTCAGCACCCTTTGTCCAGTTATTTTCTTTTACGAATCTTTCTAAAGTATTCCAACGCCAAACATTACCACCATCATTTCCACGATCTCGTATTCTTCCCATAATCATTTCTCCGCTTATTTTTAATATAAAAAAAGGTGAACACTAATGCTCACCAAATTATTTATATAAATTTAACTAGTTGCTATTTAAGCATTAATGCTTTTGCTTCTTCTATATGGCCATTTGAAGCTAGTCGAGAAGCTTTTAGTGCTAGTTTTACACTGATTATTGTATCAGAAAGATATTTAAGCATTAGATAGCACCTTTCCAAAGCGTTCTTGTTTAGCTTTGGCTTTAAGTCGTGCTAATTTATTTCTTGACTGCTTGCGACTGTCGTATAGACATTTCATATGGTCTACAGTAATACCTTGCTTACCAGTCATAGCGCCAATTGCTCTACTATAACCAATAATTTCTAATCTTAGATAAAAACGTGCTAACATGTTATATTTGACCTCGCACATTTTTTATTTACTTCCATAGGCTTATCACGAATAGAATCTGCATAAAAATTATCATAATCATAAACTGCAGACATGATTTGCGCGCGACAAATACCGATATCACTTAATTCATAGTTAGTTAACGCGTTAAGCTCTCTAAAAGCTTGGCGGCGTTCTGCTCGTAATTTCATAACACTATTAATTTGTGTAACTAACATTGTAATTGAACTGATAAACATTGAAATTTTGCTCAATGGTGCTGCTTGGGCCATCTTTTGTCATCTCCTTGATGCGTATAATTTGTAATCGTGAATTCGATTTACAACTATATTTATCAAGAAAAGGCTAAAAAACAACCTAAAGAGGTCGTATATTTTGGAATAGCTGTTATTCATTAGAGGCAACTGTGACATCTTGTCACTTATGTATTATAGCTGAGTTTGTACAACATTAAGTGTTACAGAAACCGTGGCAGGAGCAAATGCGGATGCCGGTAAAGCAGCTAGATATATTCCTGCCTTAGTAGTTGCCCACATAATTTCTACATAGTCATCTGGTAAAAGAGGTAATGATATGTTTGTTGAAATGCTAAATGTGTCGCCGTTTGTAACAGTTGTAGCTCTTGTTGACCCGATAACATCTGTTCCATTTTTTCTAAACCAGAAATATACGATACCTTTATTAGCCGTGGTTGTAATCTGTGCCGAAACTTGGAACAGATAAAAACCAGATTCATCAACTAATATTTCTGTATCATCAATTCCGCCAAAGCTAACACCTTTTGATATATTAGTTTCGTCAAATTGAACTGCTTGCGCCTCATTGATGTCGCTTGCAGTTTGGGCTGTTGTTCTAGAAAAACGTCCATAATATTTTTGCTGTTCAATAGTTGGACGGACAAAAAGCTCACCGTCCACAGCGTCTTTCTTAAGTACAGCAGCAAATGGAATCACATTATTAGGAGCGGTTGGTTTAGCATTTGTAAGCTGGCCATCGTTCTCAGGATCAGCATATAGAATATCACCAATTTCCCAATCAGAAGTATTTAATTCGCGAACTTTACCCCAAACAGTAATTCTACCATCTTGTCCAGAACCTAAATCGTGCGTTGCGATACCTAAACCATATAAAGAAGGAAAAGATCCGTTAGCTATCATAGGAGTTACAAGTAATCTAGCACCTGATCCACCGTCGGGTTCAGAACCTCCAAACATAACAGGTGTGCCATTTACAACAGTATTTGCAGTACTATTTCTTACAAACGCATATAGTTCTTGGCCGACTTGCTGTGTAACACCATCAGGATGTTTGATGTTTAAAGTTTGATCTAAATAATCCCAACATATACTACCAACTTCATGATCATGTGATCTAGCATCATGAGTAATATCAAAACGTATATTGTCAATTGGTCCAATTTCGTTTGTAAATTGTACCTTTTTAGTAGCAGCATCATATTCTAAAACCCAGTTATCATTATTCGCAGTCATTCTCGCGCGGTTAACATCATCTAGATAACGAAAGTTGACTTCACCACTACCGCCAATACTCTGCATCTGTTGCTGAATACGACCCAAGAACAAGTTATAATGATCGTTCATTTGCTTTAGAGTAACAAACTCTTTATTAGGTTGCACGAGTGGATCATTCCATCTTTCTGATTCAATACTCTCAGATATGCCGCTAGATCTATTAGAACTTAGCAAATTTGCAGTCATCTGTATAATTTCTGTGCTGGATAAGTTCTTTACTTCTGCTTCAAGATTTTCTTCAATTATTTCTTTAGGTATATAATGAGGTGCAGCTTCCCTTAGAAGATTTTTGAGTTCTTCTAACGGACTAATTTTTGGTTGTTCAATAGACTCTTCTATCTTTTCAACAATAGGCTCTAGCTGAATTTCAAAATTGCCTTCTTGAGCTTGTTTCATAAGCTTTTTGAGTTCTTCTATAGCG